CACCACGCACCGCCCCGCCACCCTTCAGCACCTGCGTATCGGTGCCGACCAGAGCGGGAAAATCACAGCTATCTCACATGAAAGCTGGTCCGGAAACCTGCCCGGCGGCACGCCGGAAACGGCGGTACAGCAAAGCGAATTACTCTACGCCGGGGCAAACCGTCATACCGGCCTGCGGCTCGCCACGCTTGATTTGCCGGAAGGGAACGCCATGCGTGCGCCCGGCGAAGCCCCCGGTCTGATGGCGCTCGAAATCGCGATCGACGAACTGGCGGAAAAAGCGGGCATCGATCCCGTCGAGTTTCGCATCCTGAATGACACTCAGGTTGACCCCGCCGACCCGACGCGCTGCTTCTCTCGCCGTCAGCTTATCGAGTGCTTGCGCACCGGAGCGGATAAATTTGGCTGGAAGCAGCGCAACGCCACACCCGGACAGGTGCGCGACGGGGAGTGGCTAGTCGGCCACGGTGTTGCGGCGGGCTTTCGCAATAATCTGCTGGAAAAATCGGGTGCTCGGGTTCACCTCGAACAAAACGGCACCGTTACCGTAGAAACGGACATGACCGACATTGGCACCGGCAGCTACACCATTCTGGCCCAGACGGCAGCGGAAATGCTTGGCGTACCGCTGGAGCAGGTTGCGGTTCACCTCGGCGATTCCAGTTTCCCGGTTTCTGCGGGTTCTGGTGGACAATGGGGCGCGAATACCTCCACCTCCGGCGTTTACGCCGCCTGTATGAAGCTTCGCGAAATGATTGCCTCGGCAGTCGGGTTTGATCCTGAGCAGTCGCAGTTTGCCGACGGCAAGATTACCAACGGTACCCGAAGCGCCACGCTACATGAAGCCACCGCAGGCGGCAGACTGACAGCGGAAGAGAGCATTGAATTCGGAACACTGAGCAAAGAGTACCAGCAGTCGACCTTTGCCGGGCATTTTGTGGAGGTCGGCGTGCATAGCGCGACGGGAGAAGTTCGGGTCCGGCGTATGCTCGCTGTGTGTGCTGCAGGACGCATCCTGAATCCGAAAACTGCGCGCAGCCAGGTCATTGGCGCAATGACTATGGGCATGGGCGCGGCACTGATGGAGGAGCTGGCGGTGGATGACCGTTTGGGCTACTTCGTTAATCACGATATGGCGGGGTATGAGGTGCCGGTTCATGCGGATATCCCAAAACAGGAGGTGATTTTCCTGGATGATACCGACCCCATATCCTCCCCGATGAAGGCCAAAGGTGTCGGTGAGCTGGGCCTGTGCGGCGTGAGCGCGGCTATCGCCAACGCGGTGTATAACGCCACCGGTATTCGGGTACGGGATTATCCCATCACTCTGGATAAGCTGCTCGATAAGCTGCCGGATGTGGTTTAAGGAGGAACAATGTCATACCCGCTTTTTGACAAAGACGAACACTGGCATAAGCCAGAGCAGGCGTTTCTCACCGATGACCACCGGACCATTCTGCGCTTCGCCGTAGAGGCGCTAATGTCCGGTAAAGGAGCGGTGCTGGTGACGCTGGTGGAGATACGCGGCGGCGCGGCGCGCCCGCTCGGGGCGCAGATGGTGGTGCGCGAAGATGGTCGTTACTGCGGTTTTGTCTCTGGCGGCTGCGTGGAGGCCGCTGCCGCTTTTGAAGCGCTGGAGATGATGGGCTCAGGCCGCGATCGCGAAATTCGCTATGGCGAAGGTTCGCCGTGGTTTGACATCGTTCTGCCCTGCGGCGGTGGGATCACGCTGACGCTCCATAAACTACGCTCGGCACAGCCTCTGCTCGCCGTGCTGAACCGCCTGGAACAGAGAAAACCGGTGGGGCTGCGCTACGATCCGCAAGCACAATCGCTGGTGTGCCTGCCCACGCAAACCCGGACGGGCTGGAATCTCAATGGCTTTGAGGTGGGGTTCAGGCCATGCGTCAGGCTGATGATTTACGGACGTTCTCTTGAGGCGCAGGCAACCGCGAGTCTTGCAGCAGCCACAGGCTATGACAGCCATATCTTCGATCTTTTTCCGGCCTCAGCCAGCGCTCAGATCGATACCGATACGGCGGTCATTTTGCTGTGCCATGATCTCAACCGGGAGCTGCCAGTGTTGCAGGCCGCGCGAGAAGCAAAACCCTTTTATCTCGGCGCATTGGGCAGCTATCGAACCCACACGTTACGTCTGCAAAAGCTCCACGAGCTGGGATGGTCCAGGGAGGAAACAACGCAAATCCGGGCACCCGTCGGGATATTCCCCAAAGCCCGGGATGCGCATACTCTGGCACTCTCCGTGCTGGCAGAAGTCGCCTCTGTACGTCTCCATCAGGAGGAGGATTCATGCCTGCCCCCGTCGTCCTGATCCTTGCGGCCGGGCGTGGAGAGCGCTTTCTCGCCTCCGGGGGAAATACCCATAAGTGTATCGGCTGGCGTCAGTCCCCGGAGGTTGCGCCTTATCGCTGGCCATTTGAAGAAAACGGGAGAACTTTCGACCTTGCGATTGAACCGCAGATTACGACTAATGATCTGCGTCTGATGTTGAGGCTGGCTCTTGCCGGCGGAGGAATAACAATTGCCACTCAGGAAACTTTCAGGCCATATATTGAAAGCGGTAAGCTTGTATCGCTGCTTGATGACTTTCTTCCACAATTTCCGGGCTTCTATCTGTATTTCCCACAGCGTCGCAATATTGCACCAAAGCTCCGCGCCCTGATTGACTACGTCAAAGAATGGCGGCAGCAATTGGCTTAAATGTCTGCACCTGCACTGCCTGATGTCAGAACAGTATTTTGATGAATTGCCAAGGTTACAATGGCACAAATACGGCACAGGAGGAAACGTGGTGTATTTAAATATGGGGTAACTCTTTGATTTTAATGGTGCCGATAATAGGAGTAAAACACTCGATTAATCTCGTGTTAATGCCATCACCTACGACCATTACTAATTGATTGAATCTTATAGAAAAATCATCATTTTCTATGCGTCACAATCAATTTTCACATTACAAACGCTCCGACACTTTAGCCGGAGATTTTATGAGATACAAGCCTAACCAATACTTAATCTGTGATTCTTACGGTAACTACTATTTAAGGATAACGCTGCCTGTGTATATGCAGCCCTTTTTTGAAGGAAAAAGGACGTTTGTCAGAAGTCTACACACAAGTAATCTTCGTGTTGCACGTAGAAAGCGTGATCAGATTGCAGATGAATACCATTGCTTACGGGAGAGTGTCGCCCCTGTAAACAGCACAATAGAAAACACGCTGGAACTGTTACGCAGTAAGGCTAAATACGCCAAAACAGCTACCAGAATGCAAGATACAGCGTCTTCGTGTCCGTCATTGCTTAAAATTCTTGAAATCTACCTGACAATTAACAGCACGAAGAAGAAGCCAGCCACTTTAGCTAAGGCAAGAAAAGCGGTAGAGATGTTTCTCTCCTACCGTAAAAAGCCTGATATTGCATTGCAAGATGTAAGCCGCACCACTGTTACAGGCTGGATTGAACACATGCAAAAAACCCTTTCACAACAATCAATTGCAAATTATATCAGCCCAATGGCCCAGCTATGGGAATTAGCTTCATCACGTTACCACGATGCGCCAGAAAGGGCGCTCTCCCCCTGGCGAGGGCATAGGCTTGATGTGGCACAAAGTAGAGAGAGCTACGAGGCATTTTCTAACAAAGAGCTATTGCAGGTGTTGCAAGTATTTTCCGGTGATTCAGCAGAAAACAAAGAAATGATGGCTTTGTGTCTTATCGGTGCCTATACAGGTATGCGGATCAATGAGATAGCAAGTCTCACAATAGACGATGTGAAAGAGATCGAAGGTGTGCTGTGTTTTGAAATCACACAGGGAAAGACGAAAGCAGCGGCACGTGTTGTGCCTGTACATAGCCTTATCACTCCGTTGGTGTTGTCGCTGCGTGAAAAGCCTCACAATGGCTTTTTGTTCTATCACGCCAGCATTACAGAGCGTGCTGATGGTAAACGTTCCACGTGGCATACGCAGAGATTTACAAGAGCTAAACGAAAGGCTTTAGGGGAAAAGGGAACAGAAAGGAAAGTGTTTCATTCTCTGAGACACGGAGTAGCACAGCTTCTTGATCGAAATCAAATTCCAGAAGACAGGATCGCCCTTCTCCTGGGCCATACACGCGGCAATACAGAAACATTCCGCACATATAGCAAGAATGCAGCTTCTCCAGTAGAGCTTAAAAAATATATTGAGCTTTTACGCTACCCTGAAATAGAGAAAGGCTTATCAATCAATAAAAAATCAAATTTAAGGCGTAAAACAACACTGTAGACGTAATAAAGAGGCTTCAATATAGACTGATGCCTCTTTTATGATTATCTCGTTACAGAGCGTTTCATAGGCGTTTAAGGCTATTGTTTAAATACTGGCGTTACAACGTCTTGCCCTGGGCTTTTTTGATTTTTCTGTTCTGTTGTATTTACCTGCATTTTAACCTGTCCCCCTACAGATTTATTTGGTGCTGTTTTTACCGCAATTGCGCTTGTAGTTGCTTTAGAGACAAGACGGATTTGCTCAAAATCAAGAGTAAACAATAGGCTTTCGCTTGCTTCTTCTGCGTAAGACATGCCAACTAACACAACGTTGTCATAATTTTTTAACTCAGTGACAAGTAGGAAAGGTTGGCGACTGTCCATCAACTGATTTAGGTATTCAAGCATAAGCATACGTCGATTGCCGTTAATTCCCGCATTCTTAATCATATCGGGATTGAGCTTCAATACGGTTTCAGAGATACGCCCTTGTAATGTGAACTTGTTATTCCGTATTTGAACATGATCACTAACTTCTGATCCTGATTCGACGGCATAGCTTGTAACGTCTGCATTTCGGCTAACTTTCGTCGATTCCACGCTATCAAATGATAATGCCTGGTAGTCATTGTAAGCAGCATTTGCACCACTGCCGAGGTTAGAGGTAATGATCGCAAAGCCGTTACCCCCTTTAGTTGTTCTACCGTTGCTATCGTTGCTTGTGCTGTTGATTTTCGCCTCAGTCGGGCGACCAATGGTTAACGGACCCATTGCCATAATTTGTAATCCTTATTTAAGGGGGCTAAACCGCCCCACAGTGATGATTAATAGGTTGACCCGCCTGACATAACACCCAGCGTTAATAGCTTGCTAAACTCAGCGGAAGATGCCTTTGATTTGAAGTCGATAAATTCGCTCAATCGTCCGGTGTCTGATTCGATAGTTAGCGGCACTTCTGCATTTACTTGTAATTCTGGATTGAAGTTAATAACAGGTGCAAAGGTGTGGGAAGGAGTCTTGATAGCTTGTTGTGCTGCACTCTGTTTCAGATTTGCAATGTTTTGTCCTTCGAGAGTGTATTGATTTACAGCCTGCGCCCCGCCTACCGTCTCTTCTGGCGTAAACCAGCCTTTAATAGTGTTAACCAGGGAATTGCTGTTATCTGGCTTAGTTGTTCCGGTGCCAGCGCCTTTATATTGGTTAGGAGTGAGATTAGAAAGATTCTGCTTCATTCCTTCGTTAGACAGTGGCGGTGCATCACCTAAATTCTTTTGAATAGCAGCCGTCTTCTCGTCGTTTTTCATCAGCCAGTTGATTGCTTTCATTACAGCGTTAACCAATCCGCCGATAGCCTCGCCTAATTTGGTAAACATTGGCAGCATTGCAACCATGCTCTTTTTAAACTCTTCAATCACTTTCGGATCAAGAGATTTCATAAAGCCATCAACAAAGGCGATCCCTTGTGAGTCAGAAAGCCCACTAAGTGCATTATTCAGTTCACGGAATTTAATAACGCTTTCCTGTTGTGCCTGCGTTACCCAGCGCCCTGATTCTCGTTGTTCTCGTGCTGATTGTTCCACTTCTTTAGCGGAGCGTGTCCAGTATTTAGAGGTGAGCATCAAATCATCAGCCAGATCTTCCAGACGACTACCGATTTGTGCATCTGAATAGCCTTTAGCTACCATTCCCTGAACTGCTTTACTAACCAGACCAGCCGGATTATCAGCAAAGTCTTTTAGATCCTTTTTAGTTAGGAATCCTTCATTCATTAAAGTATTGATGCCGCTATCGCCGCCCTTCCATTCTCCTTTACCAGTTTTCTTATCAACTACATATTCAGCCTCATCATAAGATTTAGTAGCCTTCTCCCGTACATCTTTCATCTGATCGAGATACTTACGTTTACCTTGTTCGCCCATCATTGAATCAACGCCGTTTTTATAAGCCCATTGTTCAATATTGTTCATCTGGTTAACGTCTACACCGCCCAGCTTCGCACGGCTATACAATTCACCCAGCGTTTCAGCATTCGCAAAGCTGTTAGTAACAAATTCAGAGGCTTTGCTCATAGCCATATACGTAGCGCCAGCGCCTAAGCCACCCAGCATAACAGCCGCAGCACCGCCGCCAATACTCCCGCTACCCTTAACAGGTGCATAGGCTTTAGCGTGAGCGTTACGATTGCCATTAATCTTACGTTGTTGCTGTTGTAGGCGTTTCATTTGGCTATTCATACGTGCCAGACTAATAGCTCCTCTTTCATATTGGAGGGCAATTTCTCTAGCCTGTGCAATAGCTTTATATTGTTCCGCTACAGAAAGACGGTGCATTGCACTAATGCTTGATCCAACGTCTAAAAGCTTTAATTCTGCCTTCTCTTTGCGTGCTGCCAGGGCTTTTTGTTCTCTTGCAACTACACGTTGAGCGGCTAATTGTGCTTTAGCATTAGCTTTATCAGCCTGTGCTTGCTTTTTAGCAATATCGTCTACGTCTTTTTTTGCTTTAGCGGTTGATTGTTTATGTGTCTTAACACGCAATTCTATATCTTTCACCGCCGCCATTTGTTTACGAAGTTTTTCTACTTCTGCTTTTGCTTTCTCTAATGATGGTCGGTTAACTTCGAAGGTGACAACGTTCGAGAGGCGTGCCACGTTTAGCTCTAACATGCTAATTGTTTCCCTGTATTATGATTGTTGTTTGTTATTGTTTTTTAGAGCAATAATATTGGATTGCTTCGAAAGTGCTACATCCAGTCTGAAAGACACGCTGACGCACATTATTTGCATCAATTGAAAGCATTCTGCATAAGGCACTGACATTGATTATTGAGTCATCGCTAATAGCTGCCAGTTCTTTTACAGATTTAAGAATTAATGCCTGTGAATTTTCTGTATTCATTGGTTTTCTCTCACATATATATTTTTATTTGGGTTTGTAGACAGTAGAAAAACAAAAAGGGCAAAGAGATTCGTTACTGTATTTGCGCCTACAGGTTAGTTAATCCCTTTACCATTATTTTCCAGACGATGGGAATCGTCTATTAATGCTTTATTACGCAGCAGATCCGAAGATGATAGCTTGCGGAATGTTGTTTACTGGCAGATAAGATGTCTCAGTAACCACAGATGGGAATTGGAATTCATCCTTGATTAGATATTGGTGATGCAACACGGCATCTTGACCTAACTCAGCATGACGCACACCAACGCCGCTATGAAGCTGGTAACACTGTGCCGCTTTATCCATTACCGGGACAATTGCGAAACCGTTCTCTCCGATGTGAGCAACAATCTCAGGAAACATTGACACATCAATAACAGTGATCCCACCAATCTGGAAAGAGTCATAGGCTGGGTTAGAATCAACCATACGGGTAAACAGGGCCGTAGCACTCGCATCGCCTGCATATTTCACCATGTCACTGATCAGCGGGTTAGATGACAAACCATCAGCAGCAGCGCCAGCAGCAAAGATAATTACACCAGTTCGCTTTGCAGCAAGACCAGACCCCAGCTTTTCACTCTGTAAGCGCACCGCTTTACGAATAGCAAGGAACGGGTTAACAGTAGTCGATGCAAAGTCGATAGCGGGTACCGTGGTTTTAGCCTGACCGTCGAGGAAGTCGAGATCACCTTGTCCGGCATATTCAGATTCAACTTTCAGTCCCAGCAGCGCGGTAATCAGATCCACTTCAACACGGTTTGCGTGTGAACGGTAATGAGCCTCAGAGAAATCATTAACCGCTACCAGCATAGCATCAGAACGGTTTGGATATTGGCGGCTGTATTGTTCCAGGTCACGAGAAGTAACAGCGTTAATACTGCCGACGTGTTTCATCTGGAAAAGTTTGTTTGACCATTCCTGACGTTTAGAAGCGTTCCAGTTGCTTTGAGTGTAAGGCGAGGTTTCCCCGGCTACCTGCACAAACTGCTCAATCAGGTCGGTAAGAAGAATGCTGTTTTCTGTATGATATTGCACATCGAACAGATCGAGATTAGTAATCAGGGTATTAAGTGCATTCTCATAAGCAAATGGAGTTACTACCGCAGTATTAACGCCAAAATATGTTGATAAATCATTCATTATTATTTTCCTTGTTAAGTCGTAGGGATCGCAAGTTCTTCATAACCAGCAATTACAAAGCCGAGAGATTGCAGTTTTGCAATAACACTTGCCTTTTCCATGCTGTTAAATTCAATCCCATCTTCAGCCAGAATAACGAAAGTAGGATGTGCAACCACTACGCTTTCCTGTCCTTCATAAGCCGGTTCAACTACTACGTGAGCAATATCAGAAGCGGTTGTTGCTTTGGTGCCATCGGCTTTCAGCAAAGCCCCGACAATAAGATCGTCAGTGAGAGGTGAAGCCAGTTTGACGAGGCGATCTTGCAGCACTGGATCAGCAGCGTAAGCTACTACCTTACAGCGTGAACGGGAGTTATCCGCATTCACTGCTTTTAATTTTCCATATGGGTTAGCCATAAGATTATTTTCCTTTCAGTTGTTTAATTTTAGATTTAAGGGCATCAGCAAGACTAACCGCATCAGCCGATTTAAATAATTGAGCAGTGGTAGAACGAAGACTTTCGGGAGTAACTCACAACAGTGCGGCAACCTTAATGAGGTTTTCATCACTAACAATCATCGTTTCCCCGTCTTTGCTGATAATCATTTCTTGTTTCATAAATAACGTTCCTGTTAGTGCCAGACAAATAAAAAGCCCCAATGCCGTAAGAGGTTAATTCTGACCAGCAAAGGGGCTTTAACGTGCGGGCAATTACATAATTGATAAGTTAAACTATAAGAGGATTAAACATATCAGCAAATACACTTTTTAAATATACTTGATGATATGCTTAAAGAGTGAATATCAGACCTTAGAAAGGAAGGCTCTTAGGAGTTTGCCACTGGAATCACTAAGATCTGATATTCTGGGTGCGGGGGGCTAACCGCTGCCTGTTTTTGCTGTGGATGCAACAAAGTAAGGCTGTAAGGAATCACTATTCCAATTCTCATCTACTCACAGATCAAATTTTAATAGGATTAACTACACCAACAGTAATCTACCGTTTCAGAAAATCGTTTTTACAACCAAAGCTTATAGATCCGCATTCTATAAAACCCGTTTTGCTATCAATATTTCCAAAGGTTATTGCACAATTCTTAGCTAAACTCTCTCTGCTTGCGGCTAACGCTATGCAGATGATTGTTTTTGACAACAACTTAATAGATTATTCTGTTACTAACTTCTGTCATTAAATAAGAGTTTAATGATGTTAGTAAATAGTTATAAAATATAACTATCAGTGTAAGGCTCTTTAATGTTTTCGGACAAAATAAGGAGCTTTAGGATAAGCATAGATGAAAAATAAGAGCGGGAAGGGCAAGGAGATAACACCTACCCACCTTTATCAAAATTAAGCACAATGCCTAACAACATTCATCAACACAACGTAGAAACAATCAACAATCAAAGAGGGAGTTATGATTATTCTAAAACTTCTTGAGAGATGGAAGGTAATATTTGTTAGAGGTTAATGCCACTCAACCCTTGAGGCTATCACCTTCCATATGCAGGGATTTATGACAATAGAAGGATTAACGCCAACTAAAATCTTTTTATCTATCCCTAAAATTATTATATAACAAAATCATTATAAATGCAAATGATTTTCATTATCATTTAGAGAAAATAGCACTTTTTGCTAAATCATCTACTAATTGCTGAATCTCTTCACTTGTAGCCTTTAACGTGCGGGCGGTGTCTGTGATAGTTCGAGTGCACAGCTTGGCATCGTCCTCAGATAGCTGCTCTAAATCGCTCACCAGAGAGATAAAATCGTCAAGGCTTACATTCACCTTCATTAAGCTAATTACGCATTGAGAGAGCGTGTAATCGCATAAATCTGAATAGGCTTGATTGATACGTGTCTGTAGGGTGATCATCCGATCCGAAAGAGTGTCCATAACTTCCAGAATGTTGTCTGTCATTGTGCAATCTCTCCTTGATCTGCTGATTCCATCTCTTGCTGAATCTGTTTATCCTTGTTTAGTGCAATCTGTAGTGGTATACGATAGGTTGCAATGTCATCCAGCACATCATCAAGCAAGGCAAAATCATTTTCTTCTTTTGCTCGTTCAGCCAGTGAAATAAACACTTCTGCAAGTTGTTTTGCTTCTTTAAAAAATGTTGTTTCTAATAGTTGATAGTTAATCATTATTTTTCCTTTTTCGAATATTTTTCATTGGGCGCTTATACATACGCCCGTCATTTTATTAGTTAGAACGTTTGTTAGAAGCTAATGTATCTTCTAAATGAGCCATCAGATCGACTTCCGAAACACCACCTACACAATTATTGAAAGCGTTAAATCCCAAAAAATGATGATAGGAGCTAAACCCTAAAAGCTGCCAACGTTTCAGAGTGCCATCAGAAATGATAGTTTGTTTTCTTGTTTTTGGGCGAAAGTAAACGCCTGGCATTGATTTGATTATTTCTTGTTCTTCATAGCTTAATTCAGGGGATTCTGTTTCAAGAATAAATATTATCTCTTCCCCTGGAATTTCGTTATTGGTGTGTGTCGGTGGACGTTGTCTTGTTGAATTGAAGTTACTGTTTTTTTCAATACGTTTTAAGTTGTTCTTTTTCTTTCTTCCCATTTTCCCTCTTTTTATGTGGATTATAAAAACTTGATGCCATTGTTACAATGAATATCGCCATAAATGCATTTGCCATATGTATTGCCCGATCTGTTGTTATTGATTGTTTGTGATGTTATAAATCATTTATTCTCCTTAGAATGGTATTGAATCGTATATTTCACTTTTTTCTCTTAGAGATATTATCAGATCGTGAAAAGCCTGTTTCTCAAGATAGATATTCTTTGAATCTAATGCTCGTTTTACAAAATCTTCTGTTTCTTCGTGCGGTGGTTTCTTCTTATCAAGGGAAAGAAGCCAAGTAAAAATTTCGGGCCGTTCAGGGAACTCAGGCTCTTGTGTTTCTTCTTCAACGATGATTTCGGAAACATTCAATATTTCATTAGATTCGTCTTCTTTCTCAGAAGGATCAGGTAGTGATGATTCTCCTTTTGGAATATCAAGCACTCGATAAAGGTTAGAGCTTCCTGGTCGTGCATCTTTTATAATTAATCCCATTTCGAGCAATTTCTTAACCCTTTCTTCTGCTGCTCTTGGTGTTATGCCAAAAACATCGCCTATCTTAGCGTAAGAGGGAAATGCACGATCAAACCCTCTCAAATAGCAGTAAAGGTTTTTAGCACTATCTGTAAATTTATGCCCGTTTACTTGGCTTATTTTTAGAATCCACATAGGAACTTTTACAAATTGTTCTTCATTAATCATTAAAAATCTCCTTGATGTAATCACGCTCTACGGCGCTACTATGGTGATAAAAATCACTTGCTTTTGTTTGAGAGTGTTTCAGCCTCTCTTTTCAACATATCAAGAATGTAATCTGTAACAGTGATACGTTTACTTCTGGCTTCTTTAAACAACACCTGAAATACTTCATCAGGAATATGAAAGCAAGTGCGTGGTTGTCTTTTCTTTTCTGTAGTTTCGCTCATAGTTTTCTCCTTCTCCTGTTATTATTCTTTCTCTGCCTTACGCAGTTCATCAATAATTTTTAGTGCATCGTCAAAGCATTTTTCACGCTCTGGATAACCACAGCGTCGCGCTGTGTTCCTGTTCATCCTTACTTTAAAACGATTAATCTCACCACGTTTCCAGGCTTCAACTACATCTTGAGAAGTGAAATACTTCACTAATTAACCTCCTATTCTATTTGGTTAAAAGAAAAAACACCTTGCAAGCCTGACGGCTTCAAAGTGCATTGATTTTAATTATTTAGAGGATGGGAATGTTTTCCTGTCCTAATATTACTTTACCACGACTAAAGGCTTTTGTCAACCCGTAGTCGTAAAAATATTGATCTTTTTCAGTAAGTTATGATATTGCTTAACAATTCGTGCTCTTTTTCTTCCTTATTGTCTAAAACGCTCTAAAACGCCCTCTGACGAGGTTTTGATAAATACAATAATTCCCTTATGTAGAGGCTGTTTAGCTCGCCAGAGGCTTGATTTAAGCGGTAGAATCTCATCTACTACCTAACATCTTTAAACCATATTTTTCTTTTTTGTCTGTTTGATGGTTGATCTATAGTTATGCGTTAGCATCCCCAAAGGGGTAACGCTACTCTAATTGCATTCGCCAGAACATTGCACAAGAAATTTATTTTAGATGATTGATGATCGTTAGATTGGCGTAAGCCTCATCAATGGAACTATTGAAGCGCACAGCGCATAGACACTAACAACCATTCGCTTACGCTCAGGTTATTGCACAAGTAAATTTCAATCGTTAGATGGTAGTTAGTTAATTATCGTTCTGCGCACAGCGCAAGACTATTTAGCCTTACGCAAGCCGTAGGCTATTTGCACATAGTAGATTACATATTCGTTGTGAGCGGCATTAGCGAACATAGATCTACTAACTAACATCAACAAACAAAAACTATGTGTTATGACAAGCAGTCTAACGACTAACACTCTAACTTGTGCAAGGTTCTGGCGAATGCCAATAGATTAAGGGATAGTCAAGGACTCCCCTAACGGGTATCCCTATAATTATTCTTTAAAGATAAAAGAATTTATAAAAGATAATTTAATTGTAGTTTTATAGTTGATCTAATAGGTAACAAAATTCTGTAGGGGTGGCTAACAGTTTTCTGTGGGGGTGTCTAACATAATTCTGTTAGGGTTGGGGTAACAGTTTTCTGTTAGGGTGCATATTTCTTTAAAAGTTAAGGATAACAGAATTCTGTGGGGGTAGTTCACAGTGACCTACCGTTATTACCGATGTGTAATATCGTTACATCCATTTATCACATAACATCTGTGCAATGATCTTCTTATAAGTTGTAAAAGTGTTTCTTGCTATCAAAAATTAAACATCTAAAACAGGCTTAAATTCAAGATTAATTGATGATTAATCCCTGTGTAATTCCATACTAAAAAATTTAATGAAAAGTAGCTTAAAAGAGCAATGTTAGCTTTCTTCACTTTTACATCACTTTCGCAAAGCCTTGTGTAATGCGGCTTACAGAGCACTATCAGAAATTGTTGATTAAAAATCAATCTATTATCTGTCGAACAAGTTTTCTTTAATGCAACAAAAAATTAATTTTTTCAAAATAAACACGCTATTTAATAGCTTGCTAATTTTACCAAAACATAACTACACGATTCTCATGCAAGACGTGTAGTGATAAAGCAGGCTAAATCACCACACTAAAAACCTTCGAATTTCGTAGTGAAAAAAGTCCTTTACACACCTAATCAACACGATCAATAATCACTACACACAAATCAACACAGAAGGAAAATGAAAATGGCTAATATTGGATACATTAGGGTATCGACTGTCCAACAAAACACAGACCGTCAATTAGCTGGAGTAACTCTTGATAAAGTCTTTGAAGATAAAGCGTCAGGCAAGAATACCCAGCGCCCACAGTTTGAGGCAATGATGAACTATGTGCGTGAAGGTGATGTTTTGCATGTTCACAGCATTGATCGACTTTGCCGTAATACAGCCGACCTACTGGCAACGGTTGAGCAATTAACAGAGCGCGGCGTGTCTGTGCATTTCCATAAAGAAGACTTTAAGACAGGGAAGAACTCTCCCGCAGGGAATATGATGCTCACAGTGCTTGCAGCAGTGGCACAAATGGAACGTGAAATGATGCTTGAGCGGCAACGTGAAGGGATCGCCGCAGCTAAGGCCGCTGGACGTATAGCAAAACGTGGTAATGGAAAAGCAATTGATCGAGCGGGAATTGTTGCCGCTCTCGCGAATGGTGGATCAATTCGGAGCGTAGCAAAAGATTTCAGTGTCAGCACACAGACGGTGCAACGTATCAAGAAAGAGCAGGAAGCGTAATGCCTCCTGATATTTGAGAATTGTCGCTGCGTGGACCTGACGCCGCTGATCTTCGCGTTAAACATTGATCACGTCTGCGCCGATTTCAGATAAAAAGGTAGCTATTAAGCAATACGTAACTTTTACAATTAGTGAAATTATCTAAAACACAAGTTATATAGATGAGAAAATGAAACATTATCTTGAACAAATCAAACAAAACAACACATCATCTTGTTGACACCATGCAAAGTGAATAGTAAACTATTATATGTGAAAATTTGCATGTTGCGTGCAATAAAAAATAAATGATACTTTGCTATTGTTAAATCAATAGGGGGTATCTATGCGCTTTATCTCATCCATTTTAAAAACCTGCAGAACCACAATTACTTTAGCTGTAATTGTTACCATCATATACCTCATCTATTTTACCCCTCGAGATAAAATCGATTCACTAGCGATCATCGTTCATGCAATGGCTACATTAACTAAAAAACTTTAATAATTTCACTATCAGGCGCATAAACACATCTTTGATCGCTGGATGTGTTATGCGCCTACTGGTGATTCAATCCTTAAGCCATTTCAACTCACTAAGGAGTTTTCTTTCTTCGTTCTCTCGCTGTTTACGCTCTAGCCAGGCTTTTCCCTCTGGAGTAGACAGGAACTTACGAGCGTGAATCTTGCGGTTATTACGTTTGATAGCTGCAATGTTTTTCATCGTGTTGCCTCTGTATTCATATGAAAATGAACAAGTTACATACTACACAGGGAGACTACGCATAAAACACAATACAAGTAAAGATACATTTTCAAGACAATAGGAGCCATAAAGCGCCTTTGATGGTTATACCAAAAAATAAGCGCCGTAGGCGTATCCACTAAAAGGGCTTTTTCACAAAAGCTATGAAGTCTTAGCAGTTCTTCTCTTATCAGGCACCCGTTGTACTCCGGTGGACGAAACCGTGCTAGAGCTTGATTCTTTCCCGATCAAGTTAGGTTTTGAAGAGGTGGGCTTTAATCCACTATTGCACTTAAAACTCTTCCCATCATTTAGCCTGTTTATCCTCTGCAACGTCATCTCGACGTGTAGCATCATTGGACACCGCGCCAGGTGTGGAACATCTTGCTAAGAGTTTTGGTAGAAGGTTTAGAGACGGTGGCACGTCTTCCAGCTTCAAAGGAACTTGTTACGAGGTTGAGCCTGGGAACTACTCGCCCATACGTGTTACACTACCAAAGCCCATAACAACGTATAGGCGTTTGTAATTGATAACAGAAGATACAATTTCTTAGAGAAGTTAAGCTAAGTTATTGATTTTCTTAATGGTGCCGATAATAGGAGTAAAACACAGCAAATAACCACATGTATTTACTGTATTTTGTTTTTTACAAATTAGATAGATACCCGAATTGATACCCGTTTTGATTTCGCTCCCGATTGAGGAACAAAACGGGCTATTCAGTAGCCCTGTACCAAGCTTGCCAACGGTACTTATCCAGCCGTAACTGGCGTAGGCATTCCGCTGTTTCGATGTCCGCCTGCAGGTCTTCGTCGCTATCCCGCCCGGCATCACTTGCCTTGCACGGTGGGTTCATCAAATCCTGGGATATTGTTGGCCGCATCGATTGCTCGCTGCCGCAACTGCACAGCGTGATCGTCAAAATCGCACTTAGTATGATTCGGGTCGTTAACATATTTCACCACGTCGCGATAAATGGTCCGGTAAATCACTTTTCCTTCTGCGCTGGCCGCTGCCGCTTTCTGCTCACTAGTGGCGACGGCTTTCTCAGCCTTTTTGTTTTTCGCTGCATGCTCACTGTTTACCTTGTCGCTGTGCGCATACCAGCCTTTCAGATAACCCGCGTAAAAGGTAACAGCGACAAGCGCCAGGAGAGCGGCCAGCGCTAACAGCTTTGCTTTAATGGTCACTGGTCTATCCCCCAGCACGTCAGTGCGCTTTCCTGATCCCGGCGCTCGACCTGACCATAGCAACCATTCTTCTGGCCTTTGGTCAGTCTGCAATCGCGGCCGCCGTCTTTAATCCACCAGCGGATCGCTTCGCATGCACCTTTGCGGTCACCGGAATTGATGCGCTTGTAGAACGTCGAGGGAAAACATTTACCGGGGCCGATGTTGTACGGGCAGAACGAAGCAATACCAGCTTTCTGCGGCTCAGTCAGCGGCACCTTGATATTGCGGTCAACCCACGCCAGCGCCTTATCGCGTTCGATGGCGTTTACCTGGTCACATTTCGCTTGCGTCAGCTTCATGCCCTGCACTACCGGCTTACCATCGACCATCGTGGCGCCACGGCAAATTGTCCAGATACCGCCGCCGTCTTTATATGCCGTGAGATTGTTACCCTCTTTCTCATTCAGGAACTGGTCGAGAATAACCGATGCTGGCGCACCGGCAAGTACCAGTCCCAGAACGGCAGCGCTGAGCTTAGTCCTGTTGCTGGCCATAGAGCTGAGCCTCTTTACGACGATCTTCTTTAATTTTGAAATACAAATTGGTCAGATAAGTAATCAGGCCAAGGACAATACTGGCCAGAACCCCGATAGCTGCCCACTGGCTAGGGCTGACCTTATCGAGTAGCTGTAGTAACCAATAGCCGCCGCTACCAAGAGAAGTTACGTAGGAAGCGCCCGCCGCTATGTCTGAATGGTTGTTCATCCTCATGCCTCACCCCCGAGGGGAAATGTGTAAGTATTGGGGGTTGAGGTTAAGACAACGATGCGGTCGGAATCCTGACTATCCAATATGTTCACCCGGATCGAAAAATGCTACTCTTTGTTTTTATATAACTTATGTTCAATCCATGGCGAGCTAAACTATGAACCGTATTGGCTGGATCTCATTAACTAGAGTAATAGCAGTAACATTTATCGTAATGCTGCATTCTGCCTCATTCTATTTCAATAATTTTGATATTGGTGTTTTTGGCTGGGAAGTTGGGAATCTTGGTAATGCGGTTAGTAGATGGGGGGTTCCAGTTTTCATTATGCTATCAGGGGCTTTATTACTAAATAATAACAATTCGAATGACTACGCCTCTTTTTACAAACGCAGGCTCTCTAAGATACTTATACCACTTATTTTCTGGTCTATCTTTTATTCTGCGATATGGCTTTTCCAGAATAAAGGTGACGCCACTATTTACGAAGCTTTAATAAATATTATAAGTGGACATCCGTTCTATCATATGTGGTTTATGTATATGATTCTTGGACTATACGCATTTACACCTTTGTTCAGGAAAATTGCATCTGTAATAGAAGATAAAGAAGCAACTTACTTAATCACCACTGTATTTATGCTTTCTGCCGTATGGATAAGTAATAAATACATAGCTGATGCTCATGATCCATTGTGGTTTTTCTGGTTCATTCAATACATTCCGTATTATTTTGCGGGGTATTATATTTCAAAATCATCTAGAAACATAAAGCCGACTCTTCTATTAATTGTAACGATTATAACCGTAGCAGCCACTTTTATAGCCACACATTACGCCTCGGTACAGTTTGGTAAGACTCAATACTTCTACGAACCGTTATCCCCTTTCATTATTATAATGTCATTGTGTGTATTTTGTTTATTCAAAAGGTGGAATTCAGGATTCTCCGACTCTCTCGCAAATTTAAGTTTAGGTGTTTATTTAATTCACCCTTTCTTTTTGCTGGCCTTCTTTAAGGTGTTTAAGGGGTTTGCAATGTCGTGGCCTCTTATGGGTTTTATTTGTGCGTGGATTATTTGCACAGTACTGTCTTTTGCTTCGACCTTCATTATCAAAAAAGTTAAATATTTAAATGTGATAGTGTAGTTTATTAATGAAGGGGGAGCAGATAACTCCCCCTTTGGGTATTAGAAAGAGTTCAGACAAAATCAACTGCGGTATATCTAGATAAAAATCCACCCATACCCGAATATGAGATATTGGCGACCAAACTTACATCCGTAACGACAGTCGTAGAATTTATTGTCGTTGTGGATTTTTTTAATGTACCAGTCGCGGTTGTTACCTGCACAGCTACAGAACTAGCCCCCTGCTGGAAAACCTGCATATTGCCAATAAACCCACTACCTTGCGCCATTCCAAATTTGCTGTATGCAGAACCACTCACTCCCATGTAGGGATAATGATATTTAGATAAATCGGCCTGCAATGAAACAGGATATGAGATATTCACTGAATTTGCAGATGATAACATTGATAAATTACACCGCCAATGGATGTATTTACCTACTTGCCGGGCCTGAAGTGTATTTGTTACACTAGTGTTTAAATAGGTATTGTTTTTTGGAAAGTCTACCCATCCTGAATCGAACTGTTTAATTGGTGTCTTAATTGCAATCATCCCCCCGGCTAGAGCCCGAGGGCTACCATCTGCACTTGGCTGAAGATATACGTCATCCCAAAGTAACTGAGCACTTCCCCCACCATCTAATGCGATGGCATGATGAAATCCTTCGTTTACACATAACTCCTGTAGTTCAGAATATAAAATACCAAATGAAGATGATTGCCCTTGCACTTGAAGTATGCCGTAGTCTCCATTTGGGAAAACACCAAATACGGTTCTTGCGCTTATATCAGTTTGTGATGATACATCCTCATACGCCACACCGTTTTTAACAAGCAAATAATGCCAACCAAAACAACACCATGCACCTTCATTGACATAATCTTGTGCCGTCTTATTATCTGTATATGCCGCAATGGAAACTGAACCATCTTTCAATATCAATAAAGAGTAACGTCCATGTGTTTCTGTTTCGCCGCCGTCAAAATCCTGGTATGCAACCCCCCCTGATATCTGCAGCCCCCATGGTTTATACCCAACGCCATCTGTAATATTTGAATGCCAACCATCGCCATTACAAATAGCAGGAGCTTTACTTTTTGAAGCATTCTCTGTTATTGTCATCGGCTGAACGTACATCACGCCAGATGAAAAATAAGGAGTATTACCATACTCCTTATTAATATTTTGGGAGCCTTTCGGCACTGTAATAACGTGATAATAAACGCCACTGGAATGGATTTTCCTAATGCACTGTGATGACCCACTGCCATTCGTGATATATCCACTTAAATTTTCAATCCCAAGGCTCAATTCATCAAGTTCATCCTGAACCGTTGTTCCATCAACAGTTCCAATTTTTGATGCCCCCGTTGGCTTTGCCAGTTCAATCATTACATCCGTTGCGGAACCTGACTGCGGTAAAACAGTTATCGGTTTACCCGCAGCGTTAAATGCCAGTAATTTGTTCGCACGTTGATCAACTGGCGGGAGCACGTCAACATAGCTTTCTGGTACCCGAAGTGTGCGGTTTAAATTATTCTGCCCGGTTTGCTGAACATAGCGCTTTGTTGCCGCATCCTGGTCGTTAACCGGATCGGCAAGCTCGGAAATCCGGTACCCTTCGGCATCAAACGGCCCACCAAACAAAGGTCGACGCAGTGCCAGTCCCAGATGGATCCCATAACGTTGAATAGCCATCCATAGACGGTCGAAATCTTTATTTACCGTATCTGCAAGCAAGTCCCCGTTATCCTGATAATCAGTTAATCTGTAACTGGGGACAACACGTTCAATCATTACAACCGTGCCGGTAGCCGGAGCCGTGAGGAACGTAACATCACCGCCACCCACATTGCCTACGCCGGAGACAGAATAACCGGACGTTAACTCCACACCGTTAAGTGTGACCTGAATGTCACTGGCACTGATAACATAAAACTCGAAAGGAAAAACGGTCGTCAGACCGTTGGCGTTGTAAATAATATAGGGCGTCTGGTTAGGTACCGACATGGCTAGAACCTCTGGCAGGATTAATAATCGACTTCGACCTCATGGTCTCCGTCACTTAACTGCCAATGTTCCCGCGACTGTCCGGTCGGAATCCCGACCACTTTACCGATACGCACAGGCGTTGCACTAACCGCCCCCGCACCTGAATCAATGAAATCGTCTGGCTGTGTTGTCAGCGCCGGGTTGAAGTCACGCATTTGATCATACATTGGGCCATCCAGAACATCTGAGTGTGCCCACAAGAAACTAGACGAAAGCGGCGCTTCAAATGCGTCGAGGATGCGCTTCTGCTTATTCGTAACGCTGAATTCCTCCCTGACACCGCAGCCAGTTCCCTTAAGCGCCTGACGCAACAGCTTACCGGCGAATGACCCGGGGCCGTTTACTTCCACGCAGACAACGGGGATCTGATATTTAAGGACAAGCTCTTTAATCTGTATTACCTGACCGCCAGTTATTTTGTCATTGGAGTCGAACTCCGCAAGGTCGCCCGTTAACGCCTGACAGATATGCCAGTAGAGGTGGCCTCGCGCATCCGTGAGTACCAGAGAAAACGCTGAAGCGTCGGCCTTCACCTTACCTGTTGCAACATCCCACCAGGCAACGGCACCGACAATCTGCACGTTACCAAGCCACATCGACGCGGTGCGGTTTGCATAGCGAATTTCCGGATGGATGTTGTACTCCCGGATGCGCTCAGGATCGAGACGAACGTCGCCAACGGGCTTGCTGTGCAGCTGATACTGGCTATCCCACTCGTTGACCGTACGACATTCTTTTCGACGCAGCTCTAACTCGTCATGATCAAATCGCTCAGGCCAGGCGCATCCGGCATAGAAATCAATAACCGTATCCGGTGCCGCAGCAAACTCCACGCCGTCGGCAGTCAGCTTATAGTCAACGTCTTCGACCAGCAGGCTGGCCGCTTTATGGATCCCTGCAAAAACGTACTCTGGCCGGAACGGAATAACATAGCGCAGCTGCGTGGCGTCTTTCGCCTCGATGCGCTTTTCTTTCTCAAACAGCTTTATGGTCAGACAGTCAGCGCCTGCCGATTCCATTTCATCGTAGAGGCTGTCATGTGTGTGCGGCGTACCAATAAAAAGTTTTCGCCCGCCGGGGATCAGGATGTGAGTCTGCTCGCTCAGGCGATAACGCAACTTTTCTCGCGCCTCCGGCGTCTGAATATTGCCCGGGACTTCCACGTCGTCATTCTGGCACTCGTTAGCGCGGGCGCCGGTGACGTTCGACAGGATACCTTTTGCGAACATGCTGGCGTTACGCATATCCAGCGAACCATTAACCCACCATTGTTCGACCGTGCCGATCCCGTCGGGCAACATGCCTTTTGTCAGGGGGTGGTTGCGTAAAACGTTCTGTGTATCGCGGCTGGTTTTGCGCGCTGTGGAGTCCGATTCTGACTGGTGCAGAATACGGTACTGGCGATCGCAGTAGTATCGCCAGGCATTATAGACGCCCAAAATAGTGGATTTACCGAAACCACGGAAACAGCGAAGCACCGCGAGGTTTCCGCGATGCTCCAGCCAGTGGCAGGCTTGATAATGGCAGTCCGGAACGTCCCAGTTCATCCGCTCCGCCCACATTAAAAAGAAGGCGAGGAACGAAATCATTTTTCGCCTTTCTGAAGGCGTTTGATAATGGCGGCCGCTTCACGTTCAGCCTCATTGACCCGCTGACCCAGTTCGAATTCTTCATCAACTTCACCGGGTTTCGGGGGAACTCCGCCGCGTGTATGCATACCAATAAGAGAATGCACCTTAATCAGCAGCGTCAGCGAAGCCGCAGCGTTCTTCTTGTCCCAGTAGCGGTCGCCGCGCTCCTGCTTTGTCAATGCATTGACGCGTTTATTACCGCCAGCCCAGTTGTCCGGGTCGGCTTCTTCGAGCACCACGTCAGTGAGTTTATCGCTCAGAGCAGTAAGGCGTGTTTTGTAATCCTGATGCATAAAAAAGCCCCGTAGTGAATACAGGGCTATGATGGCGCGGGTTTGAGGTCGGAATCCCGACCGATTACCGCATACCAGGATCTACCTGATTTATCAGCGGCGCAATCCAGAAAAGATTGTTCCCTGGCAGCAGGGTACGCACGTTGTGCAGAACACGATCACCAGCATCGCCATTCAGCACTCCAGCGGTCACGTCGGTGATGGTATCTAACAAGCCAAACGTCGGGCCGAGTGCGGAACCGATAAAACCACGGCTGGCGTAACGCGACTGTGTGCCGGTGCCGAGCAGCGCTCCCAGCCCGACCATACCACCGGAAGCTTTTTCAGCCATGTTGTTGTATTCCATTAGTGGGCCGAGAATGCCGGAGCGGTCAACACCCTCTATCACCAGTTTTTCAGGCGACCAGTCAACCTCACGCCCGTTAGCGGTTTCTTTCAGTGCATACGTCAGCGAGCCCAGCCCTATCTGGAATGCGGTACCGTAGTAAAACTGCGCCGACCCTTCCTGTAACCCGCCCAGCGTTGCACGGTTGTATGACGCCGTAGCAAACGATTTAAACTGGAAAACCGTTTTGCCAAGCGGTGTGCTGGCCCACAGAGGCGTATCGCCAATGCCGGGGGTGATAACAGTATTGTTAACGTCTTTCAGCACAGCAGACTGAAACACGCCGGCGACATGCTGATCGTCCCATTTTTCAAAATTACCAATATGCCAGCCGTCAATCACCTCGCCGTGCTTCTGAAATTCAGTGCGGATACGCGCGGCCATATTGTCGTTAATGCCGAGCTTCGCCAGGCGACGGCCTGCGAACGAACCGGAAAGAATACCGTCAGACGTGATCATGCCGTTAACCGATTTGTTCATATCGTCGAAATGCCCCATCAGCGTGAGCTTGCCGAACATATCGGTAACGCGCTCCATACCGGCTTCCACCGCTGTGGTACGTGCGGAACTGTCCACCAGATCGCCCATCGTACGCGCGCGGGTATGCAGTATTGTTTCCAGCCCCACGGCCATCTTTTTCTGTTCGGCTTTACTCGCAACCCATGCAGGGGATTTGGTTATCATAGCGCCATAGCCGCGCGTAACATTGCGGAATCCGTTCACCATCACGCCACGCGCCAGATCAGGTATTGCCGACACAGTCATACCCCCCAGTTTGGTGGCAAAGTTAGCACTGCGCAGAAACGCACCGGCGCGAACAAAGAACGACGACGGATCGTCGGGCATACCGTACGTACCGACAAGGCGGTCGCGCAACGCAGTAATATCGCGCAGGTCGTTATCGCGGGCTTTTGCCAGTTTTGCCTGATCTTTGGGGCGGGAACGCATCAACGCGTCGTACTCGTCCTGGATATCCTTAAGCTGTTTTTCCAGCGTCTTGTTACCAAAAGTGCGGGTCAGCTCAACCTCTGCGGACGCTTCGCGAATATGGCGCTGCAGGACATAGTTGGCGTCACTCTCCAGGTAGTCTTTCATCAGGCGATCGGGAACACTGAGCGTACGGCCTTTGGTGCTGCCAGCAGATTTGACCATAAACACATTAGCGAAATCCTGCGGGATTTTGGCACCCACAATTTTGTTAATAGTGGCGTCCGCCGTAATTTCGGCCTCTTCTCTGGACATGGTTTTTTCGCCGCGCGACCACCAGTCAACCAACATGTCGCGGAATTTATCGCGCTCGTTGACGATTTTCCCGACCTTGTACACGCGCGGGAAATAGCTGGTCTGCCCGATGGCCTTCAGTTCTTCATCCGGTGGTAACAGTCCTAGTTTCTGCTGTGCCACCTTCACACGGTTAACGACGGTGCGCATTGCCTGCGCCGTTTCCTGCACTACCGGGTTGGCATGTACATCACCGCTGCGCATGGCGCTACCCACTTCTTCACGGAACGACGCAAAACTCAGGTCACCGCCGTCAGCCTTATATTTTGCATACGCCTGTTTGTTGGTCACGACTACCGCTGCTTCTTCACGGCGCCAGCCGCGAACGCGGGTTTCCGCTGCAATGGGTGTTTCAATACCACGCGCATTCCCCTGGAGCGTGAAGTTATTCTCTGCCAGCTCCAGCGCTGTACGGCGTGCTGTTTTTGAAGGGGATTCTATCAGGCGGGTGATCGGCGTCAGGTAACTGCCTGCCTTGCGCGCGGCCTTGCCGAATGGCCCCCCCGCAACCGGGGTTAAATCTTCGAGTGTCGCTTCGCGGATCCGCGCTGCGCCCACACTCCCCCCATCAGGAAGCGAAGCCGCAGCGGTATCCACCGGCGATGTTACGCTCATATTATCGAGCGCCTCCGCCACTTCCCGCGTGGCCGCAGTGCGAACAGAAGGTGAGAGCGCCGCGCCAGCAGCAGCAAATACGCCACTCATCAACGCACCAGCTGCGACGTGGGAAGCACTTTCGCCCCACGTACGAGTGATCTGCTGGTTATTCAGCGCAACTTCGCTCGCTGCGGTTGCAGCCGCACCGATTGCAACCTGTGACGCAATGCGCGCTGCCGCACCGCCCTGTGCGCCGGGGATAAACATAGATGCGACGGTAACCGGGTCGACAACGCCCGCAGCAATACTGGCTAACACACCCTCACCGCCAGCCTCAGAAAGCACGCGGCGGTCTTCGTTTTCATCGTCAATCTGCTGTTTCAGCCAGGCTGTTTCTTCCGGAGAGCGGGAATCCGCAAACGCCGCCCCCCATTGTTCGTACCCGTGCAGCTCGTTTTTATCCGTATATGGGTTATACCCTTCAACCGGCTCAAACTGCTTAGCCGGTCGGAACATCTGACCCAGCAGGTTATTCTGGCGGAATGCAGCGCCCCACACCGACGGCTCGTCCTGCTGAGGTGCCGGGTTGGTTCCTTCTGGCAATGGGACATCAAATCCGGATGATGCCGCCAGCACATTACCTGCCGGGATGAATCCGTTATTCAATTCTTCAGGAGTGGCGTATACCGGCATTATTCTGTGCTCCATGAAAAGTAATTTTTAACCCTGTCCATGCGCTCGTTATGCAGACGTTTGTACTGCTCATCCAGCGCGCGGTGTTTATCTTTGAAACCGCGAATATCCTGTCCTCGCGTAAGCTCATCCTGTGCACGCTCCTCCCGCTCCTGCTGCATTTTCTTGTAAGGTTCCCAGTCCTCAAGCGACGGCTTCCAGCGCACCGGGCGCCCGTACTTATCGTAGAACGGCTGCACGGATTCGATGCCATCCTTATCCTTCATTCGCACCATGATGGCATAATCCCCCTGGCGCGCAGTAAGAACGTCGGGTGTAATTTCCAGATCACCACCGATACGGCTTTCAGGGGTTTTTGTATCGACAAGCGGCGCTTTTCCCGATGTGATCCCGAGCTGTGTCGGGCTGGTAGTTATCGTTTCTTTGCGGTCACCGTACATCAATTGCTCTTTTTCGGCTTTCCACTGCGCCGCCTGCCACCCTGACGGACCATAGTCATAAAGCGCCTCCGGAGCGTACTTCATGAATTTAGCGTCACCGTTTACCTCGCTGATACTCCATGTGCGGGCTACCTGCTGGTTGGTCATCTTCTTCGCCGCGTCAGCGTTACCGCCAGTTGTACGGTAGTTAATGTCATACAACGCCTGATAGTCATTACGGAAGCGTGCCGCCTCCGGCGTCTGGTCATCAGCTGAAGGATCAAACCGGAACCACTGCGACATGCTGCTCACCGCGGAATCCATCGCCTTGCTGCGGTCTTTTTTATACTCCTTAGTGCTCTGGGTTGACGCCAGCTGCGCTTTGAGTGCATCGGTCTGGTTGTAGGTCAGGTTCTGCGCCTGCTCGATAGCCGCATCAGACGCCATACCGGAATCGGTCAGCTGTTTGACCGTCAGGTAAAAACCCTGCATATCCTTCGGCATATCGCCGACAGACGCGGGGTCTGTATCGTACAGGCGATTAAACAACTCTGCGCCCTGCCGTACCGCTTCCGGGCTGCGGGCGCGGGAAATTGCCGAAAGCTGCGTTGTCACCTGCGACGGAATAATGCCCGTCTGCGCTACCTGCTGCACAATTCCGTCATGTGTTCCTGCGTCATTAATACAGAAATTTTGAGCGGTATCGGTAGCATCGGCGGCTTTCTGCATGGATTTATTTGACGGGTCAAGTTTCTCCCCCGTTGAAAGCGCCTCGTTAAAACGACGGGCATCACGCTGCGCCTGAATTGCCGCATTACTTTTTTGTACAAGCGCTCCCAGCTTACCGTAAGCATCGAGTTTCAGGGCGTAATCTGGATCGTTGACTTCCGGCTTCACTTTGACGAGTTCTGCCTGCTGCTCTGCGGGAGATACGTACTGGATGGCCTGGAAGGTACGCGCATTATCAATGGCTATGTCCAGTTGCTTTACGGCTTTTTCCCCCTGCTCCCCATAAGCAAACATAATCGACGCCTTATCTGGCATTGCATCAGGCACTTCACCGTTATTCAACTGTGCCATAGTATTATTGAGGATAGGATCGATTTGCTGGCGCAGGGCTGTACGCTGTTCACGGATCTGACTTTCGGCGATATTGTCGATTTTATTGACAGATACCGGATCTAGCCCCGTTTTATTTTTACGGTACCGTGACAGCCATCCGCGCGTTTCCGCCGGCAGCTTGCTGATAAATGCCGCTTCTGTGATTTCGCCCTTACGCGGGTCGCCCACTTTAGCAATCAACGTATCAACATTACCCATTCCCCAGTTATAAGCAGCGCCAGCCAGCGTTTCGGAACCATATTTGCCGTACAGTTGGTTAGCGTAATCGCTCGCGAGTAGCGCATTCTGATCTTCATCCGCCGGGTTGTATTCTACGCCGCGTTTAGCCGCCAGCTCTTTGCCTGTGCTCGGCATTAACTGAAACTTACCCTGAGCTCTCTCACCAGATTTTGTTACAGGCCCCTCAACCAGACTGCCGTCGGCTTTAAAATGCTTACCGCCCGACTCCACAATACCGATAGCGCGCATATCAAGTCCGCCGCTATCTTTAATCGGGAAGTCACCATTAAGCCAGCCCTGCGGATTGGTTACCGCATAGTTCTGCGCACGCTGTTCCATAGCTCGCTGATCAGCCTCCGATATCGCCTGTAGAATTTGCTCGGAAGACCAGCCCTGCGCCTGGCCATAAAGCTCAATGGAGTGCTTACGCGCCCCCCGAATCAACGCCGCCGCCTGCGAATCGTCAAATGCACCGGCTTCCTGCTCGACTGATGATTTCACCGTTGCGTCAAGCTGCTGACGCTGTGCCTGTTCGGTTTGACTACGCTCAAAGCTGTTATAAGTGCTGGTTCGTCGAATCTGCCCGGCTTTCCATTGCGCATCAAAATACTGCAACTGGCTGGCAGGAACGCGTTTGCGGGCTTCTTCATAGTCGGAAGAATCCAGCTTATCCATATCAAGACCGACGCCGGAAGACTTGAACCCCTGACGGGTCGTAAGTGCGCCGGTCTCCGGGTTTTCCCAGCGGTCGCTGGACTTTGAGTCCAGGTCAAGAAGAATGGCCTGTGTTGCCGCCACATCCGCTTTATCCTGCACGCGCTGCACATCTTCAGCAGTCTGTCCAATGGCAGCGCCAAGCCCTGCGATCGCATTGCCGATTGCGCCAGCGTTCCCCACGCTGACACGGGTCGGATTCACCTGCGGCGTAACGTTGCCAAAATTACCTGTTGGTATTCTCACGGTTATTTACTCCCTGCTTTTTTCCAGCCGTTATATGCCGTTCCGCCTGCGGATAGCAGGGAACTACCAGCGTTAATGTATCCAGAGGTAGACGCATTATTCCCACTGATACGATCGGCCTGAGCCTGTGCATTTAGTCGGGCGCTCTGATTCGTACCATTCAAAATGGTCTGATACGCATCCTGCTCAGCATCACCAACGATGTCAGACTGAATACGCAGCGCAGTCCCTTCGCCGGTATCAACTCCGGACGCCGCTAATGATGCATTCGCCGCCGCGGCCTGTGCACGCCCGGCCTTGCGAATACGTTCAGCTTCAACTTTCGCCGCAGCTTTAGACGCCTCTGCATCGGCTTCAGCCTGAGCAGCCTGGTAATTAGACATTTTCTTCTGCTGTTGCCCGCTGTAAACCGCTCCGCCAGCAGCAAGGACAGAAGACGCAACAAGAGCAACCTCAACACCAGTACACATCGTTACACCTCTTTGGAATAAAGCAGACCGGTACGCGACAGACCGAGACGTGAATACAAATCACCGGTGCGCTCTTCATGTACGCCTGTGGTGATACCCATATTGATAAGCACGGCGCCGTGTCTTTCCGCCCATGCAATGAATGATTTCGCAAGCCGCGGGGCAGCTGTGCCGCCGCGGTACTCAGGCGCAATAAAAAGCCCGTATTCAAACGCCATTAGCTGACGGCTAAACCATTGCTCAGCGATCCCGCCGGCCAGCCAGCCAATTACAGCACCTTTTTTTTCGGCCACCAGCAGACAGCCAGCAGGTGATGAAATAAGGGTGCGGGCGAGTTCAGCGCATTTTTCTTCATCGAATGGCGAATTCTGTGAATAGCGGGACTCGATATACATCCGGGTTCCCAGTTCGATCAGCGCCGGGATATCCCCGGCCGTTGCGTTACGTACCATGTCAGCCCCCGTTACTGGTGAACGTGAAAATAATTGCGAGAAGGTGGAATGGCAGCGGCTGGCGCTGCTGGATAAGCAGGGTGTCTTCCCCACGCTCCCAGCCGAGTTTCCCCCAGAAATGATCGCCGGTGAAAAGTGGCGCTGGCTGGTTGAGAATTTTCGGACCGAACCGGCGGAACGGAATGACCTGGCCGTTGCACTCTGCACCAGTAGTTTCGAGAAAACGCATCGTCACTTCGCTCGTACGTTTCTTCGCGTTCTGGGTGGTACCTTCGGTAGTGGAAACCTCAGGTGATAGCGTCTCAATCGTACTTTCAAAGTGCAGGCCGATCTCAACGCTTTTTGCCTGGCGCGACAGGGTTATTTGACCTGATGAAACTGTGTATTGGGGCATAACAGCGCCGTCTGCCACCACATCCACAACCTGCCCCTCGAGGTGAGCAAGGCCTGACCACGTGGCGGAACCGGCGCTACTGCTGCCGGTCACTGCGGCATCGGTATAAAGATTGCTGTCGAAAACCTCAACATACCGAACGGTCTGGCCGTTTATCTCACGACGAACAATGGCATAAACCACGTCGTCGGTATCGGATGGAATTGTCGCCACCGATTCGAACGCCCCCTCAGTGACCTGACGTGACCAGGCAATAACATCCTGAGCGCGATCGATAGCCATCGTAACCGCAACACCATCAGCCCGAACCATCCAGATAAATGCATCGGGTTGTTGCTGATATGCCATGTCCAGCACGCCACCAGATGTGATGTGCTCGGCCAGCACTGTCATGTCGTTAGCGGAATAGGAAACAAAGCTGTCGGGGTCGTACGCTACCGCATAGAGCTTACGACCCGCACGCTGCACAAACATGATTTCGGTACCAACGCGCACCGGACGGATCCCATTACATCCGTACGGGCTTGGGTTTTTTACCGAAATATTTGTCGGTGTGATGGCCGCATCGTTACCCGAGGTGATCGTAAACTCACCGCCATAGGTCAGCGCAATAAGGGTATTCATCTGCGCCAGATGCACAATCGGGTTGAGCTGGTCAGAAGACAGCGTAAAGCTGATTGCGTCATCATCTTCGGTACCAATCTCAAACGACAGATAAACGCCCGTCTCACTCCACCAGATTGTTTGCGGGTATTTGGGTGAACCCGCCAGCACAAGCCGCTGCTGGTAAAGCGTCACCGCGCCCGGGTAACCAAATTCATCTGTCCAGACCGTGTCTTCACGTGTCCACGCGCCCGGAGAGGCCGCCTGAGTTGCCGATAAATCGCTACGGATGGTACCGACGGCGACCTGCGCGCTGGTGATGCTTTTTATCAGTACCAGTCCTTCGTTAATTCGCACGTACGAACCAACGTCCTGAGATACCCAGCCGGTTCCGGTAAAAGGGGGGCTGGAGTTATCACCCGGGTCTTCATCGCTCAAAGTGAGCGTGATTTCAGAGCCCACAAATTCTTTGACGGATGGCTTACACCATTTTTGCGGTGTATCGCGTACCTCGTCGAAAGGTTCAACGATGAACGGCGCAGGCTCAAGCACCCAGTCAGTTTGACCGCGTCGCTGCAGGCGGTAAGGTTTCACAGACTGATGCACCAAAAACATGGTGTCAGCACCCTGGACATAATTCACAGCAGGCAACATATCAGCGGTATAGGGACTGGCTATTTCATACGGTGTGTTGTCACCGTTAACCAGTTGCTTACCGTTCTGGTAAATGCGCATATAGCCGTCGCCAAACTCCAGCATATAAGCCTGAGAGCGATTGAATACGTAGGGGATAAGCCGGGATTTTTTATTGCCATACTTGGTAGCCGCCGCGAATCGGGTGCCGGGCCTGCGGATTACGCCCCCCTGCACCACCACCACGGCGTTTTCGATAATCTTTGCGCCGTTGGCATAGCGGGCAATATCAACACGCCCCATAAGACGCGGAGATACTTCCCCGGCGGTGAAATTGGTTTTAATGAGGTTCGCGCGCATGTCAGAACCTCGACTCATACGTTGGGTAACCGCCAAGCTCTTCCGGTGGGTCTTCCTGACCATCGATGGCTTTTGCCTGTTTGAGCAGGAATGCGGCCTCTTGCGCCAGGCTATCGCGCAGGCTGGTTGAGCCTGTCACCGCGTATGCCAGCTTAGACTGCATCATCATTTCAGCTACATCTACCAGCGCAGGACCCCAGGTAGACTCATCTTCATTGCGGAAGATATAGCGCAAACGAATCACATCAACATTTGCCAGCAGCCGGCTCCCTTCAATTCGATAATCGATATTATCCTGCTGTTCACCAATGGACAGGACGCGAATATGGTCACCTGGTAAAGAAAACTGATAACCATATCCAAAGACAGGCGCTGCGCTTACAGGGGACAGTACAACGCGTTTTATTGCGCAGTTCCACGGGTGAGCACGGAGTAATTTATTACGGACAGTGGGGTAAAGGTTGGCGCAAAGACGGGCATGATCCGTGTCTTCGTCGAAATCATTTATCGGGTGAGCACCCAGCGCCAGAAGTGCGTTTGAACAGATAGAGACACTCGAAGTCATGGCATAACCTCAGATGAAAAAAGGCCGGGGGTACCCCCCGGCAAACACACCAGCGGCTTAAACAATAAAATCGATGGCGACGACTTTTTTCTCGTTGGCACGACCAGCACCATAAGACGCATCAACAGAGATCTGAATGGTGTTGTTTTTATCGCGACGCGGACCGATATCGACGTTGTACTCAGCGCCGGTACCGAAATGCACGGCAGACTTACACCACGCAGCTGCGGTTTTAGTGGTTACGGCTGGGTCGCCATCGGTCACAGAGTCCAGTTTTTCGTATGCCAGCCAGTTAAAGCCCAGCCACTTGGAGGACACCGCACCTTCCTGCAGCATTTTTACAGCCATGAAGTCAGCAGAGGTCAGCGTTGTGTCGCTGAGGATCTGCGTCAACATGTCGGCGTTGTACGTCATGTACAGTTCTTCGCCGTTCTGTTCATCGCACTCATTACGGCGGAACATTGCTTTAGCGGCAATCAGCTTGGCTTTGGTCATGCCAGTGCCGCCAGCAACGATTTTTTGCTCGGCAGGGAGCGCAACAGGGGCAAACGCACCGCCGCTGGACGTTTTACGCAGCACGGTATCGAGCAGTGCGCGATACACAACATCATCTTTTTTGCGGTTGGCGGCCGCCAGGGTGAGCTGCAGATATGGCCCCTGCGGGTCAGCCAGCAGCTTACGCAGGTCACGCTTTTCAACGGGAACGAATACGCCGTAGTCAGCCATCAACGCATTACGGGTGCCAGCCTCTGGCAGGTCCCATACGGTGTCACCGAAACGCGTGGTAATCTGCGTCATTTCGATGGTACCCATATCGTTGATGGTGAACGCTTCACCGGTGATCATCCCACGGTCGTGTACCGCAGCCTGCAGGCGGGAATCCTTCTGCTGCGCGGCGATTTCGAAAGAATCATGAAACTGCGTGATAAACGCAGCGGTGATCATGTTCTTATTGGCATCAAATGACATAACAATCACTCCAGAAAATATCGCCTGCTGGGTTGTCGGTTGCCCGGCCCGATTAACACAATGCGCGTGGCGCTTACGCACTGCGGGAAAATTCAGTTATCCGGCGTCCCCGCCGGGCTGGTTGTGGGGAGATTGTTAGCGAGGTGTGCGGTCGGAATCCCGACCAAATGAAAAAGCCAGCTTGACCCGCTGGCTTTTGGTGTTGTCGTCGTGACATGTCACGCTACGGTTTGGCCGCCGTAACGCTTCTGGTAGTACGCTTTGACCTGCGCGGATACCCGTTCGTGATCAGCGTGTTTCGAGTCCATGTAGGCCGGGGATTTCATCAGGTCGCGGATGGTCTGCTGCTCTTCGAGATTCACATCACCGCCAGCAGGCGCATCTTCCTGCATTTCAGCGCCGACTTTAGCCAGCATACGGATAACCATCGGATTATTGCCGATCTCGTCAATGCGGCCTTTATCGGCGTCATCAGCCAGGGAATTAAACGCACGGAAAGCCAGACCGATGTTTTGCTTAAACTCTGCATCGGTCTTCCACACCTCACGCAGCTGTGTGGTGGCAGACTGTGAATCCAGCTCAGCGGCACCGCCTACCAGCTCAGGAGCACGCTGTGCGTATTCACCCAGGATGAAGCTCATCTGGTCGTTGGTGATGCCTTTAGCGTGCGCAGTTTTCATAAAGCTCTGCATGCGCGGGTCCGCTTTGAACTCTTCCCAGTTGAATCCCTCGACCTCTACCTTAGGCGCATACTCATCTGACGTTTTCGGCGGCGCGTCGCCGCTACCCATGCGTTTTTCAAGGTGAGTGTAATTTTCCGCCAGTTTGCGGGCAGAGCTTTCAATACTGAGCTTTCCGTCTTCGCCCATAACGCGGAATTTCTCAGGTATCCAGTCATTAGCCCCCGGCTCGCCTGCGCCTGCGCCGGTGCTGAGCAGAGAATTGCCAGAAGGTTCACCAGTACCCGGATTATTGCCGCCATCGTCACCACCTCCGTTACCGCCGCCCGGCTGTTCTGCGCCCGCTTCTGCGTTCATGAATAAGTGTTTAAGCTTCCACATCGTCTTCTACTCCATCGGCCTTGTTGATTTCGCGCAGGATGTAATCCAGTACGGATCGCTGCCCTGCCCTGTAACACGTTTCGCGGTCGCCCTCGGTACCGCCCGGGACATATGCCGCACGCCCAAAGCGGCGGGTTAATTCTTCCAGCACCTGAGAACCACCAGGCATTTCTTCGAAAATGCGCTTAAAGTCCTGAGGCGTAGCCTGTTTTATTCTCATTGGTTACCTGCCAGTCGTTGTCCTATTGCCGCGCCTGCGGTCTGTCCTGCTGCTCCTGCTGCCTCAGTGCCCGCCTGCATCATGAGTTGCTGCTGTGCGGCCTGCTGTTGTGCTTTCTGACGTTGGTCGCGGAGATCCGCCACCGCATCGGATGAGCGAATAACCTTCGCCGGAACGCCGAGCGCATCAGCCACAACGCGCGTGGCCTCGTCGGTATCGATGAGATCAACAACGTCCTGGCTGATACCAGCGAGATTTGCCACATTTGCGCCGAGGCGCTCAATAGCAGTTACGTCTTCCAGCTTCTGGGCACGCGCCAGCGGGGAGATGTAACGCACGTTGAAATTGGCGTTTTGCAGGCTCTCAGGCGGCGGGGAGAAAACGCCAGCGCGGAAAGCGATGCCAAAGCAGCGCACCACAAGCAACTGGAGATATTCAGCCTGGAAGCGGCCATACACCGGGCCAAGCAACTGACGAATCAGTGCTACGCGCACGTGAACTTCGGTGGCGGTCATGGCTGGCCCATCCTGCGGTTGCAACTGGTCCGCCATCATGATTTTGCGGATTGATGCCTGCAGACGTTCTTCAGCGGTGAAAGCAACGTTGAAATCTGCGCCAGTCAGCAACGGTTTCATGCTGTCGGTGCTGTTCGCCACGATGATACGACGCGGGCCGACCTTGACCGTACGCGGGTTTAGTACGCCGTCGTCTTCGGCAATCCACATGCCGGAGATAGCCAGATCCTGCGCAGCTTTCTCCATGCGTTTGGTTTCGTTCAGCTCTTTGCAATCTGGCAGCGCGTCGTATACCGGTCCGATGCCGTAGGAGCCACCAGGGATTTTCATCCAGCGCGGAACGCAGCACGGGAATTCGTGATAGCCGGATTCGCGCACCACCTGCTTGTTAGTCACGTCGACGTTGAATGACGCAAAGCGCATGTTCTTCGCCAGACGGGCATCGACCATGTAGGTTTCGCGCGGGAAAATGCAGTGCAGGAAATCAAATTTATCGTCGGGCTTTTTCTTCGCCGCGTCGCGGATCTTCTCGCTGACCTTGTCCGCGCCGAATTCTTTGATGGCCTGTTCTGCGGTCAGCTGGTAGCGGCGGTATATCGTGTCCACAATGCCATCCTTGCGGGTGGACGTGACATAGCACTGCGCCAGCGGCCACTGCTGGAAGGTGTAGCCGCCCTCGTCACGGTCCTCGTCGATGTACAGGACGAACCAGCCAGCGCATACCACGTCGAGGTTTGCCTCGTAGCCCTCTGCGTCAAAGTTGGCCGCATGGATGTTTTCCCAGACCAGCGTTGCGCACTCTGACAACCAGGCTTTGGCGTCGTCCGGCAGCGATTCGCTGTCGAGGTTCAGCCATTGCGCGTTCGCCGGGGTCATGCCGGACATGAGCGCAGAGGCCAGCATGCGGGCGCTGTCGGTGGCGGTACCGTCCAGTAGCTTCGCCACCTTGTGTTTTGCGCTCTGAGCGTCGAGCACTTCATCAGAGAATCCCGCGCCGCGCAGCGGATAGGTGTAGTCATAGCACTCGCGCCAGACGCTTTCATGCTGCTGGCGGTTGGCCTTCAGCGTGTCGGAACGCCTAATCAGCTTAACGGCGAGTTCATCCATCAGTTACGCCCCCAGAGTGTTTTTCTGCTGCGCTGCCTGCGCGCCAGAGGACAGCAGAGAGCTGCCAGAATCAGCTGCACCCTCTGCACCACTGGCGAGAAGGGACGAGCCTTTCTTGCGCTTCTTGCGCGCTGCTGCATCTGCGTTTGCCGCTTTTGCCGCTGCGTCGGCAGCTGCATCCGCTTCGGCCTGCGGGTCGGTCTGTACGACCTTAGGTGCTCCACCTCCACACATAGCGATCCCCTCTTAGCCCGGAACGTGCCAGCCGTGCTCAGTCAGAACGGGCTTACCCGTAACCGGCTGGCGTTTGCCCTCGTCGTTCGTCACGTAGCCCAGCGGCGCGGCAGGCTCCGCCGTGGTGGCTTTTTTGACGAGCTGGAGGAATTCGATATTGTCAGTGAGCTGCTGGTCAGCCAGGTCGGTGTACCCCAGCGTTTCAAAGCGGGCGATGATGGCCGCGCCCTGCTCGTTGATGGTACCCAGCAGAGTATTGCGCTCAGTGAGCGCGGCATCGTCCAGCAGGGTAGAAACGCGCTGCTGGATAACTTCCTGCTCAGCACGGGGCTTCTCCTGCGTTACGCCTTCACCGGTGGTGTCTGAAATCAGGTCTGCGCCCGTTGCGGACTCCTGCCCGGGGACTTCAACAGTTTTCTTCTGTCGTGCCATTGTGGTGGCTCCTGTGATGATTGAGCCGTAAGTGTGAAACGAGGTCGCGGTCGGAATCCCGACCAAATGGAAGATTTGTTAAAAAACGGCCTGATTTAACATAATGTACGTTATCGGCACCGCGCGATCGGCACTCGTTACCGATTTAGCGTGAAGAGGTTATTTGTTGCGGTTTGCTGGCGGGAAGGGACGAAAAATGACTGCATAAATCGTGCATAAAACAGGGCGGTTTTTGCATAGTGTTTTTAACCGATGAACGCCCTGTTTTTGCAAGTTTTCATGGTGCCAGACGCTTCGATCGCCAGGCGTAAACGAAACGCCGTGATGTTACCTGCGCGGGCAGTTCGGAGCGTGGGCGCTGCGTGACGTAACACCAGAAGTCTATCAGCGCTTCGCCTGTGTGGTGGTTCGGTGCTGCGCCCTGCTTCCAGCCGATGATAGCAGACTTCGACACGTCGAGCTCTCTGGCAATCTCCTGCAGGGGAATACCGCTGCGCGTGATGTCGTTAATCACCCGGAACCAGTCTGTTTTGAACGTTGCGACAACAGGCATAGGTCACCCCCCAAAACGCGCGCACGCGCGAGCATAGAGAGCGATTTTATTGAGCTTCTGGCGCTCGTTAATCACCGTGGTGGAATCTAATCGTGTTTGCATATCGCTACCCGCAATAAATTACTTGTTCGACGTGTAACCACCTGTAACCACTGTAACCACCATCTTCTTAACCTTTCCCTGAACGACTTATATATATATATGGGGTTTTTAGAAAATAGGTGGTTACAGTGGTTACAGTGGTTACAACCCTTTAAATTCAATTAGTTAAAGCGTAACCACCTAAGCGTTGTAGGTGGTTACAGGTGGTTACACAGATACCCAAACGCGTTGCACTTTGCCGTTAACACGCCTCAAAACTCGCGAATAGCCGCAATTTTGCAAAACATTGCTAATTCGCATTTCTTCACGTTTTCCGATGTGGCTGGGATTTAAGCCAATCGCATCGCGCAGGACGTCACTAGCGCGTAAAAATTCGCAATTTCGCGGAATGTCGTTAGTCATCAGGTCTGGAGTGTCGAGCCATTTCTCTACCGTTTCGAGCCACGCATCCTTAATGGTGTACTGCTCGTGGACACTCGCACCGAGCCGCTCAGCGTCGCGGAACTGGATACCGCCGAGGCGCTTAAACGTCTCGCGAGCCTCAGCCCACAGCAGCAGCAAATCGCGCTTAATGGCCTGCACATCGACTTTCGACACCTCAACGGGCAACCATCGGCGGTTACCGGTCTTGTCCGCGAGGAACTCATCCTCGTTGGTGGTACCGACGAACACCAGGCGACGCGGGAACTGCGTGGCGAACTCCCGGTATTTGGGGATCCAGTTCTCATGCGTACGCGTCACGAATGCCTTGATGGATTCCAGCTCTTTGGTATTGAGGCCGCGCAGCTCGCCAATCTCAGCCACCAGGCGCCCGCGCATCTTGCGTGCGAGATCGTCGTCTTTCTCAGCGAAAGAAATCTCAGTGAAGAACGCCGGATCGGGGCTCAGCGCTTCCACGCCGGAGGATTTACCGCAGCCCTGCGGACCGACGAGGATCGGCACCATATCGGCTTTAACTCCGGGCTCCAGCACCCTGCCCGCCAGCGCAGTCCACATGTACATGGATACTGCGCGGGTGTATGGCGTGTCGGCGGTACCGAAGTGCGTATGGTAGAAAGTTTCGATACGCGGTACGCCGTCCCACTCCAGCCCGTTCAGCCAGGTTGTCGCCGAGTCAAACGGCTGTTCGTCAGCAGCCAGCAGCACCACGTCGCGAATGAGCTCGCGCCCCACAGGTTTAAAGCCGCGCTTTTCCATCGTGATGCGCAGGCGCGCATAGTCCGCATCGGTGAACGCCTGCCACTGGCCGGAGCCTGCCGGGGCGAACATGATTTCGTCGCGGAACTGGTCAAAGCGGATATCTATGTCCACAAAGTCAGGACGCACAACGGCTTTGGCCGCGTTGCTGATAGTAGCCTCGATGCGGCCCCACTTATCGCGTTCGAACGCCGGCAGCGGTAACGGCTCGGCCACTTCGGTGCTGGTCAGGTCTTCGAAATCGTCGTTACGAATACCGATGGCGTTAAGGAAATCGCCGTCATCGCGGTGCGCACAGCTGGCGTGCAGGCACTTGAAATGGCCCTGCTCAAAGCCCGCGGTACCGCCCGGGAAGTAAACTGTGCTCGTCGGGTCGCCGCCGGTGCTGTGGCCGTCTTCGAACGGGCAGCGGATGTATCGCTCGCCGTTCGCACCATCAAGCAGCGTCCAGCCATTGGCATCGAGGTATTCCGCCGTATCGTCCGTGGCACCGGGCGTGAAGGTTGAACGGTCGCGCATCTTCGTGCTGCCCGCTTCGGTGGTGACTGACACAGGCAGCTGTTCCGCCAGGCGCTGCCACAGCGTTTCGAGCTGGTCAGCAGTTATGGCTGGAGGCTCGCCCGGCAGACCGCCGTCCCATTCAATACGCGCGCCGCTGCTATGCGTACCACAGGCAACGAACTGCTGCCCGTTCGCCAGCAGCTCGATAATCCCCATATCACCCGCCAGACGGTGGATGCGCTTACGGAAATCGCCGTCAACGGCCAGCAGGTACAGGCATTTGTTGCTGTTGGCGCGCCAGCGACGCGGCGGCAGCTCGCCCAGCGCTGCACCAGCGTTTTGCGAATATCGGCCTGGACGTCTTCGTCTTCGCTGTCGCAGTCCAGCGCAAGCCAGCCATGACCTGTACGCACGCAGATGCCGTAATCCGGTTCGTTTGACCAGCGGGCAAAGTCATGCTCAGTGACTACATGCTCGGTCCAGTCTTTAATCCCGGTAGCCAGGCGGTCGCGGTTATACAGGCTCGGCGTTTTGCCGAGCATTTTGAGTTTGCTATTCGGGGATATGGTAGCGCCCGGGTTGCACATGACCGGCAGCAGCTGGTCAGTACGCCCCAGCACCAGATCGAAGTGGAACCATTCGTCAGGCGTCGCCCCCCAGATCTTTTTCTCTGGCATGGGTTACGCCTTTTTATCGTTTTGTGAGCCGTGCAGCAGCCAGTTGGGGTCGCAATCAAGCGCAACGGAAATTTCAAGAAGATAACGCGGGCGGGAGATAACACCACTTTCGATCCTGTTGATGGCCTGCTGACTAACCCCTGTTAGCTCAGCCAGCGTGACCTGCGTCATTTTGAGTTCCTTACGTCGCTCTTTTAATCGGGTAGCCAGAGTCATAGTTATTACCTCATACAATTTTAGTGGTATTTAGCAACAACTAATGGTGTTTGTCAAATACAACAAAAATTGTATTTAATAGAGGAAGGCTATAATTTCAACTCATACAAGGTATTAAAAATGTCTCTCTCAGCACGCTTTAAAGCCCGCCGTCTCGAACTAGGAATGACACAAGTAGAGGTCGCAAACGCTGCGGGGGTTAGCCAACAATCTATCGAGTCAATCGAAAGCGGAAGAACTCGAAAGCCACGTAACCTTTTAGACCTGGCTAAAGCGTTAAAATGTAGCCCGGACTGGCTTCTGAATGGTAAAAACATCATGCCACTCACTGAGATCAGCACCCGAAGAATCCCTGTATTGAGTTATGTACAGGCTGGCTGCTTAACTGAAGCAAGGGAAGTTACCGATCTGACTGGGGATTTCGAGTATGTACTGGCAGACTCCGACGTACCAGAGACATGCTTCGCGCTGCGCATTGATGGTGACAGTATGCAGCCAGAATTTAAGGAAGGGGATATTGTAATTATTGACCCTGACTTATGCCCCACACCTGGAGAATTTGTCGTTGCCAAGAATGGCGGCCACGAAGCGACTTTCAAAAAGTATCGTCCTTTAGGGATTGGCATAGACGACTTCGAACTGGTGCCACTTAATCCTGACTATCCGGTTTTACGTAGCGCCGACATGAAGTTGCAAATCATCGGGGTGATGATTGAGCACCGCATTTACCGCCGTAAACGCTAACAACCCTACCTTCTCAGGAGAGCCAATGGCTCTCCCCTATCTTACTTGTAAAATCTTACCAACTAAATTCATTTAAATATCAATAAGGTGGTATTCCTTTACTGAAAAATACCACATTTGTGGTTTACACAATACAACTCAAATTGTAGATTTAACCACAAGTCGAACGGCGCGACTCTAAACCATGCGTCGGAACCGTGGCGGGACAGGATGTCGGCAATACGGGTTAGTGAATTAATCAAAGGCTTCGGGCCTTTTACTAATCCACTGAATGAGGCCACTCCTATGAGCAAACAAGAGTTAATCGGCTTTCTGATGAACCGCTACAACGTTTCCTGGCGTGTGGCAGAAGATGCTTTAAGAGATAACGACTGGGGTCTGATGATGGCCGCCGGCGATATTCGCGACGAGCTGGCCGCCGAAGTTTAACCATCCCCTGAATCATCCATTGCTGTGTGTAGTCTTTGCCCGCCTCCCATGACGGGCTTTTTTATACCTGAAAGCGCATTCAGTGCAGTGCGTTCCCCGACATGAAAAGGAGCACCACCGATGAAACCTGAACACCTCCACCGGCTGACGGGGCGCGACGTGCTCCTTTATCGCCGAAAACAATTCGACATCTTCACCGGTCTGGCCCTCGCTACTGCGTTCGGCCTGGCTATTACCTTCATTCTCCTTGTAGCGAGGACTGCTTAATGCAAATCACCAAAGAACAAGTAAAAGCCTGGCATGCCTGTACTGATGGCTTCCGCTGGTTTCTGGATAAATTCCCGCAGGGCGGTGCGTATGCCGATGTGCATGGTGCACTGATCGCCGATAAGCGTTTCGATGACGCGCGCTGGCTGGTCGATAAGATGTACCGCACGCATCTGGATAAAGCTGAATTCATTCAGGCTGAAACTGCTACGACCGACAAAATGGTCGGTGAACTCACCAGCATGGAACTTCCATCTGATCAGGAAGAGGGTGAGAACAGCTCCGGCAACTACGCCCGAATCGGCAGCTCCGGCTACGACGCCCGAATCGGCAGCTCCGGCTACGACGCCCGAATCGGCAGCTCCGGCAACTACGCCCGAATCGGCAGCTCCGGCTACGACGCCCGAATCGGCAGCTCCGGCGACGACGCCCAAATCGGCAGCTCCGGCAACTACGCCCGAATCGGCAGCTCCGGCTACAACGCCCAAATCACCGCATCAGGTAAAGGCTCCGTTGTGGCTTGTGCCGGTAGCGTGCAGCGCATTGTTCTGGGCGAAAACGGCTGTGCATCAGTGCCGTGGCACGACGGGAAACGAACCCGCATTGCAGTGGCTTACGTCGGCGAGAACGGCATTGAAGCAAACGCCCCATATTACGTGAACGACGAAGGCCAGTTCGTCAAGGTTGAGGATTAATCCATGAGCTTAGAAGCAAATCTCGAACTTAACAACAAACTGCTGACGCAGCAGAACGAGCTGCAGGTGCGTAATATCGCTCTGCTGGAACAACTGGTGCAGTCCCTGACCTCTGGTGCATCACTGAGCGCCAGCACACCATTGCAGGTGCAGGAGTACCACGAATCAGCATCGGATACGGCCAAAGAGCAGACAAAAGCGCTGACGCTGGACGATCTGCAGTTTAGTGATGTTATCGCGATGGCCGGCTTCTACCCGGTGGCTAAACCTATTACCGCAGAAATGCTGCAACGCGCTATCGATTACCGCGATGCTGAAGGCGATAAGCGAGTCGTACAAATTGACGCTCTGGATTGCGCTTTGCAAGGGGTGAAGCGTGCAAAAGAACTCCATCAGCCCGCGCTGCTGGATCTCTCCCGTCATATTCTTAGTTGTTGGGACGATTTACCCACTATCGAATCCCGTCGTGACTTTGCCGAACGACTGCTGAATACGCCAAACGGCGAAAGGCATACGGTTCAGCCGAAAAAGGTCAACGGAAAAGGCCAACAAGCAGAAGAACGCTCCGGGCCGTTCTACTGCAAGAACGCCGATGGTTCCGCCGCCAGCGAACTCCATACCTTACGCAAGCTGAACGAGCTGCTTAAAAAGGGCCATATCGAGATCAACCGCGTTGAGTATCTCCAACTGCAGGAAGAATTCGCGCGTAAAGATGCAGCAAACAGCGGTAAGGATAAAGACGCCGGAACGGATGATACTCCTGATTTTTCTGCACTGCGTAAACAGGCTGAAGGGTTGATCCTCCAGTTGGCGAAGGGTGGTTACCGTGCCGAGGCTGTGGCGATTCTGGAGAAACAGGGAGCCAAAAAACTCGGCGAAGTTGCTGACGAGAATCTCGCAGACGTTATCGCTCAGGCTGAAAAAGCACTGGAGGGTTAATTATGCCAGACGTTCACGCACGACTTTCACCGTCTTCAGCGCATCGGTGGATGCGTTGCCCCGGTAGCCTGGCGCTGGAAGCCACTCAGCCAGACAAAGAAACGTCCTTCGCTTTAGAAGGTACCGCAGCGCATTCGCTTGCCGAAAAGGTGCTGCGCAACCGCCAGAATCACCCGGAACACTATGCGGGTTGCAATGTAGCGATGTTTCTCGGTTCTTATCCTCTTGCCGAGCTCCCGGATGATACTTCCAGCCCGCAGGTAGATGAGGAAATGGTCGAAGCCGTTGGCCGTTACGTCGACACCGTCTGGACGCTGTCGCAGGGTCATGAGCTCCTGGTCGAGCAGCGTGTCGACTTCTCCCACATCGTGGGGGTCGAAGAATCATTCGGCACCGCTGACGGCGTAATCATCGCAGGTAACGAGCTGCAGATCCACGACCTGAAATATGGTAAGGGTGTGCGGGTCGATGCCGAGCAGAACGAGCAGCTGCAGCTCTATGCTCTGGGCGCGCTTGAGCAGTTCAGCATGCTGTACGACTTTGAAACGGTGCGTCTGTTCATCCACCAGCCACGACTTAACCACGTTTCAGAGTGGGCGCTGACGGTGGAAGAACTCCAGGCGTTCGGCGAACGGGCGCAGGAAGCGGCGGCTAATGTGATCGTGATGTTCAACATTGCCGATTGCGAAGGCGTCGAAACCCTGCCGCTGGAAAACTTCACTCCTGGTGAAAAACAGTGCCGGTTCTGCAAAGCCAAAGCCGTCTGCACTGCACAGAAAATGCAGCACATGCAAACAGCTGCCGGCGAATTCGAAGATCTGACAAAACCGGTTAGCGAAATCGTCACTGATGCCAGCTCACGCGTACCACTACTCACCATAGAGGAACTGGCGGAGATCTACAGCCAGGCCGACGCTATCGAATCATGGCTAAAGGCTGTGCGCGACCGGGTGAACAGTGAGCTGAACGCCGGGCATCCGGTACCGGGCTTTAAGCTGGTTACTGGCAAACAGGGCAATCGTGCCTGGAGCGATGAAGAAGCCGCCCGCGCGCTGCTGAAAGACCAGTTCCGTTATAAAACTGAGGAGGTTTTCGACCTTAAGCTGATTAGCCCAACCAAAGCCGAGAAGCTCATCAAAAAGGCCAGCCCTCGCCGCTGGACAAAGGTCGAAGCGCTGATCACTCGCGCTGACGGAAAGCCCTCCGTTGCACCTGAATCCGACCCGCGCCCTGCGCTAAATATCAACCCTGTTAACGATTTCGACGACTTGTCCGACGACGCGCTCGCCGCAGACCTCATCTGATTAAGGAACGACTCCATGAAAATTAAACTGAACAATGTCCGCCTGGCCTTCCCTGCTCTGTTTGAAGCAAAAACCGTGAACGGCGAAGGCGACCCGCGCTTCTCTGCTGTTTTCCTGATGGATCCGAAACATCCGCAACTGGATGAAGTCCGCAAAGCGCTTAAGCAGGTGGCGAAGGAAAAATGGGGTGAGAAGTGGGAAACCATTTACAACCAGCTGGAGAAAAAGCTCAACCTCTGCCTGCATGACGGTGACGAGAAAGCCGAATACGAAGGCTTCCCGGGTAACTTCTTCCTGAACGCTGCCAACAAAGCGCGCCCGGCGGTTATCGATCGCGACCGTTCTCCGCTAATCCAGGCTGATGGCCGTCCTTACGCCGGTTGCTACGTCAACGCGGTGATCGACATCTGGGCGCAGGACAACAACTTCGGCAAACGTGTTAACGCATCGCTGGGTGGAGTCCAGTTCCTGCGCGACGGTGACGCCTTCGCTGGCGGCGGTGTTGCTGCCCCTGACGACTTCGACGACATCAGTGAAGGCGCTGACGCCGACGCACTTATTTAACCCAATCCATCTCTGACTCACCTAGGACTGAATATGGACAATTACACGCTAACTGAAGACCAGGCAATCGCGCTACGAAACTTTATCGGGGAGTACTGGACCGATTTCCTTCAGAGCACCAGCTTAACAGAAGCGGAAGCCGAAACCCTTTACGAAGCCCTCGGCGGCGAAAACTAATCCACACCCACCCGGCCATGCGCCGGGTGTTTTGCAAAGAGCCTCCCTTTTCGCAAAGCACCCGCGAGGAATATCTATGCCTGAAACCATTCTCTGGGGCGACCTGGAAACCTATTGCGAGATACCCATCACGAACGGCACGCACGCTTATGCGGAAGGTGTCGAAGTGATGTTGTTTGCCTGGGCCATCGGCGACGAGCCGGTTAGCGTCTGGGATCTGATTGCTGGCGAACCTATCCCCAGCAGGCTGCGGAAGGCCATTGCCGATCCCGACACTCTGCTTTATTTCCACAATTCACATTTTGACCGTACGGTGCTGCGCCATGCAATGCCGGAGCTGGCGCCGGACGTTACCCGCTGGCACGACACGATGGTGCAGGCGCTGGCGCACAGCCTCCCCGGCGCGCTGGGGGCACTCTGTGAGGTGCTGGGCGTACCGCAGGACAAGGCGAAGGACAAAGAAGGTAAAGCACTGATTCAGCTGTTCTGTAAGCCACGTCCGAAGAACAGCAAGCTGCGCCGCGCAACCAGCAAAACGCACCCGGTAGAGTGGCAGAGGTTCGTTGCCTACGCCGGGCTGGATATCGAGGCGATGCGCGAAGTTTATAAGCGGCTACCGAAGTGGAACTATCAGGGCGCCGAGCTGGCGTTATGGCATCGTGACCAGCGGATCAACGACCGCGGCGTATGCATGGATGTGCAGCTCGCACAGGCCGCCATCGAAGCGGTAGACCTTGAACAGAAAAGGCTGGCAAAGCGCACGCAGGTGATGACCGACGGCGAAGTACAGGCGGCCACACAGCGCGATGCGATGATTAAGCACATTGTCGAATCGTACGGCGTCGAGCTGCCGGATATGCAGCGCAGCACGCTGGAACGTCGCATCGCCGACCCTGACCTGCCGTCACCGGTGAAAGAGCTGCTGGCTATCCGCCTGCAGGCCAGCACCACGAGCACCAGTAAGTACAAATCGCTGATGAAGGGTATCAGCAGCGACGGGCGTCTGCGCGGTACGCTGCAATTCTGCGGCGCATCGCGTACCGGGCGCTGGGCCGGGCGGTTATTCCAGCCCCAGAACCTGCCCCGCCCGACGCTTGAGCAGGAACGCATCGATGAAGGCATCGAGGCGCTTAAATCCGGCTGCGCCGATCTGCTTTTCGATAATGTCATGGAGCTGACCAGTTCGGCGCTGCGCGGTTGCATTATGGCGCCGGCGGGTAAAAAGCTGGTTGTATCTGACCTGTCGAACATCGAAGGCCGAAAGCTGGCCTGGCTTGCCGGTGAGCAGTGGAAACTTGACGCATTCCGGCAGTACGACGAGGGCACTGGCCCCGACCTTTATAAGCTGGCCTACGCCAAAGCATTCAACATCACCCCGGAAGAAGTGACCAAATATCAGCGCCAGATAGGCAAGGTGATGGAACTGGGCCTCGGGTTTGGTGGAGGTGTCGCGGCGTTCCTGACCTTCGCACTGGTTTACGGCCTCGATCTTGAGGAACTGGCAACCGCAGCGCTGCCGAATATCCCGCGCGATGTGCGGCGCGAGGCTCAGAGCTGGTATGACGAATCGGTTAAACGCAAAGCGACGTATGGGCTATCGGAGCGCGTATTCATCGCTTGCGATTCGCTTAAGCGCCTGTGGCGCCGGGCACACCCGAAAACCTGCGATTTCTGGTACCAACTCGAGCGCACTGTCCGTGCCGCTATTGTCACCCCTAAGAAAACACTCTATTGCGGCTATCTGAAAGTGCGCCGCGATGGCGCATGGCTGCGTATCCAGTTGCCGTCCGGGCGCGCACTCTGCTACCCGTCGCCGTCGATTGAGAAAGGAAATATCACCTACATGGGGATTAACTCCTACTCGCGGAAATGGCAACGGCTCAAAACCTACGGCGGAAAGCTGGTCGAAAACGTAACACAGGCCGCCGCCCGCGACGTTCTGGCCGGGAACATGCCGCTGATCGAGGATGCCGGTTACAGCATTGTGCTGACGGTACACGATGAAGTGATCACCGAAGCGCCGGACACTGACGATTTCAACGATAAAGCACTCTCCGCGCTGCTCTCCACTAACCCCGAATGGGCGCCCGATATCCCGCTGAACGCTGGCGGCTTCGAGGCGTATCACTACCGTAAGGATTAATCGCTATGGCACAAGGTAACGTAGAAAATTTCGCAATCATTGTGTTAGTCAACGGCCGCACATCACAGGTCGAACTAACAACATCGCAAAAACGTTTGTTCGCAAAGTTAACACTCGGCGCGCTCAACGATAGTGGCCCTCTGAAACTTATGCCAATCGACGACATGGTCCAGTTACAACCCGACACCGAAGCATTTTCAGACGGTGATCCGCTATGAAATTCATTTTTATGGTGATGGATAGTCGTGCGCAGTTCGATATCGACAGCGCCGCCATTCTGGAATGCTGCGGCGATAAACAACCCACCTGGCGCACTCTGCGCAGAGACTGGGGTGATCAGGGCGCAGTTCTGGTCCGCTTTCGTCTGGTACCAAACACTAACAGCGAAGTCGCTACCGACCCCGAAGTTGTCGGCACCATCAACTGAGGTAACCCCCTATGGCATTTAAGTATCGGGACAGTCCGCTTTATTACCGGACTGCGCGGGAGGCTTTGCGCCTTGAGCAGTCCGGCGAGTATGACCGGGCGGCAAAAGTCTGGGCCAAAGCAAACCGCGAATCACGTAACGAACTGAATCAGGACTGGAGCGAACGCCGGTCTGATTTTTGCCTGATGCAGAACATGCGCGAAAAGCGTAAGGCGGTGGACGATGCCTAACATCGACAACAAGGGGTGGGGTTTTCCCGCTCTGTCGAAAAAAGCGCATTTCTTTAATTCGGGGGAAGCCATATCACTATGCGGTAAATGGATGTTCACCGGCATCAGGATTGATGAATGGCATGAACACCCTGAGAACTGCGCTACCTGCATGAAGAAACGCAAAAAACAGGAAGGCGAAAAATAATGGCTTACGAACGTGAAAGCCTCATCGAAAAGCACCTCGTCGCCGAAGTGAAAAAGTCTGGCGGGGTCGCCTTTAAGTTCGTTTCACCCGGTCGCCGCTCGGTACCGGATCGCATTGTCCTGCTACCCGGCGGCCGCCTCGTTTTCGTTGAATGCAAAGCACCCGGCAAAGCACCACGCGCCGACCAGCTGCGCGAGCACGAACGATTGCGCGCGCTGGGCTTTACCGTGGTGGTGTTGGATAGCAAAAATCTGGAGGGGATATTGTGAATCTTCCGGCCATTCTCGACATGTGCTGCGGTTCTCGTATGTTTTGGTTTAACAAAAGCGACCCGCGCGCCGTGTATTTGGATGCCCGTAGCGAGTCACACGTGCTTTGCGATAACAGGAAGTTGGAGATTCGCCCGGACGTACTCGGTGATTTCAGACAGTTGCCATTTGCCGACGGTCAATTTTTACAGGTGATATACGATCCCCCTCATCTGCGCCGCGCCGGGCCTAACGGCTGGATGCGAAAAAAGTATGGCCAGTTGGATAAAGAGAACTGGCGTGAAGATCTTCGCGCAGGATTCGCAGAAGCATTTCGCGTGCTGGCACCCGGCGGCACGTTAATTTTCAAATGGAATGCTACGCAGATCCCTGTCCGCCAAATTATAGAATTAACCGACCAGCAACCTACTATCTGGCAACGCACTGGCAAAGCAGATAAAACCCACTGGATAGTATTTTTAAAAGCCGTAGAGGGGTACCAGAACGGATATGACCTCATCTAAAATTTTCACCCCCCGCCCTTATCAAGACCTCATCATCAACCACGAAATCGACATCCTGCGCTGCAACATCTGGGCGGGCATGGGCATGGGTAAAACCGTGGCGACGCTCACCACGCTGGAAGATCTCTTTATGGCGGGCGCAGAGACTCAGCCCGCGCTGGTTCTCGCGCCGCTGCGCGTGGCGGCCAGCACCTGGCCGGATGAAGCGGTTAAATGGGGGCATCTGCGCAATATCGAGGTACAGCCGATTGTTGGTAATGCCAAAGCGCGCGCGGCAGCGCTGGCGAACAGCAACGCCAGCGTGTTTACCATCAACTACGACAATCTGGTCTGGCTGGTGGAAGAACTGGGCGGCCGCTGGCCGTTCGGTACCGTTATCCCCGACGAAAGCACCCGGCTGAAATCCTTCCGGCTGCGCGGTGGCGGTAAGCGCGCGGCGGCGCTGGGCAAAGTGGCACATAAACATATCCGACGCTGGATGAATCTCACTGGTACGCCAGCGCCAAACGGCCTGGTGGATTTGTGGGGGCAGGCGTGGTTTGTGGATCAGGGGCAGCGCCTCGGGCGAACTTACGGCGCGTTTACCTCCCGCTGGTTCAACTCAATACAGTTTCCGGGGCAGAGCTGGACGAAGCTGGAACCGTTCACCCATTCGCAGGACGAAATACAGCGGGCACTGGCCGACGTCACTATCTCCCTGGACGCCGCCGACTGGTTCGATATCAAAGAGCCTATCCATAACGTGATCCGCGTAGACATGCCGCCGAAGGCTCGCCAGCAGTATCGTGAAATGGAAAAGGAAATGTTCCTCGAGCTGAACGGCGAAGGCATCGAAGCGCCTAACGCCGCGGCAAAAACGGTGAAGTGTCTGCAAATCGCCAGCGGCGCGGTGTACACCGACGACGCCGGGAGCTGGTCAGAACTGCACGACGCGAAGCTGCAGGCGCTGGACAGTATTCTCACCGAAGCAGCTGGCGCGCCGGTACTGGTGGCCTACCACTGGAAACACGACCTCGAGCGTTTGCTTAAAGCATTCCCTCGCGGTCGCCACCTCGACCAGGATCCACAGACGCTGCGCGACTGGAACGCCGGAAAGATACCGGTTCTGTTCGCACACCCGGCCAGCGCAGGCCACGGCCTGAATATGCAGGACGGTGGCAACATATTGGTGTTTTTCTCGCACTGGTGGGACCTGGAACAGTACCAGCAAATTATCGAACGCATCGGTCCAACCCGGCAGATTCAGGCCGGACACAACCGCCCGGTGTTCATTCACCACATTATCGTCGCCGACACTATGGACGAAATGGTGATGGAACGCCGCAACTCAAAACGAACAGTGCAGGACATCCTGCTCGATGCCATGAAAAAGAGAGGTATAGCATGACACCGGTTATCTCTGACACTGACCTGATTAACATCAAAGAGGTTGAGCGCTCTGTTGGCCTGAAAAAATCCAGCATTTATGAGCGCATCAGTAATAACGAGTTTCCGAAGCCTAAGAAGCTCGGGAGCCGAACCTCCCGCTGGGTACGCGGCGAGGTCGAAGAGTGGAAAAAACAGTTTCTTTAAATCAAACGAAGCTGGTCAATATAATCCGCATACCACTGCATCATTTCCCGACGCCCTTCCATATACAGGGCATGGTTATAAACCCCGCGTATATTGTTCTTGTCCACGTGGGCGATCTGGAGTTCAACCCAGTCAGAGTTGAATCCTTTATCGTTCAGGATAGTGCTGAACGTATGCCGGAAGCCATGCCCTACTACCCTCCCCTTATACCCCAGCGTGTGGATCATCCTGTTTATTGTGTTCTCGCTCATGACCTTTGACGGGTCATTCCTGCCGGGGAACATATTCACGTATCGACCTGTCAGCCCGTGCAGTTCTTTTAGCAAGACGACAAGCTGATCGGAAAGAGGTACCAGGTGCGGGCGGTCCATCTTCATAAATTCGGCGGGTATCTCCCACAGCCGATTATCGAAATCTACCCATTCCCATTTTGAATGCCGCAGTTCGTAAGTACGCAGCCCCGCCAGCATCATGATCTGCAACCCCAGCCGGGGCAGCGGGCTCCCCTTGTAACTCTCAAGCGCCGCGAGAAAATCAGGCAGTTCCTCCGCCGTCAGGAACGGGAAGGACTCTCCTTTATGCCCGGTCATTGCGCTATTCAGTTCGCTGACGGGGTTATACTTCGCGCGCCCAGTCGCAACTGCATAGCTGAATACTTCACCGCACCACCGGCGCGTTTTGGCTGCTTTCTCGGTTGCGCCGCGATTCTCAATTTTGCGCAGTGCCCTCAGCATCTGGACAGGCTCGATTTCAGCAACTGGCAGCTTACCCACCGCTGGGAAAATATCTTTGTTGAATGCTTCGAGAATGTCAGAGGCATAGCCAGGCGACCAGCGCGGCTTCTTGAATTCATGCCATTCTATCGCGATCTCTTTTAACGTGATCGTCTTTACTGCCGCAGCTGCGGCATGGCTTTTGACTTTTACCGGGTCAACACCTGCCGCAACGTTACGCCGGGCCTCGTCGCGTTTTTCGCGAGCGGCCGCCAGCGAAACAGCCGGGTATACCCCGAGCGCCAGCATCTTTTCTTTACCGGCGAAAGTATAGCGATAGCGCCAGTATTTTGCCCCGCTGGTTTTCACCAGCAGGATAAGCCCGTTGCCGTCTGGCAGCTTATAGTCTTTCTCGGCAGGCTTTGCCGTCTCGACCTGTCGCGCGTTTAGTTTCATAGGTACCCGCCTCAAACTCAGATACCCGATTATGTACCCGTTTTTAATTTGGATTGCAACGGCAAAAGGTGGATTATGGCGGACAAACAAAACGCCTAATATGGCGAATTTAAAGGAAAAATGGAGGACTAAGGATGTTAGCGGATTAAAAAATGGTGCCGATAATAGGAGTCGAACCTACGACCTTCGCATTACGAATTATAAGAATCCGCTTCTAATTCAAAGCATTACCCCATCAACACTGCGCTCACACGTCCCACCACATCAAAACATGTAAAGCCTTGCAAGCCATTGTGAGGCCTTATGTGTCTCAGTTTTGTCCCACTACGACCTGCACAGAAAATAAGAAAATAGCGGTGATATCAAACAGTACAGAAGTCTTTTTTCTTTCAAATGGAGAAACTGATTAACCCGTTTAATTGTACTCCTCATGGGCAATCAGCAGTCCTCAGAGTAATGGAATGGCAGAAAGGTTCGTGAAAACGATGAAGGAAGACTACATCGCGTTCATGCCGAAACCGAATGTAAGAACGGCATTGCATAATCTTGCAGTGGCGATCGAACATTACAATGAAAACCATCCGCACAGTGCGGGTAATGCTGCCAACTTACTGATTTAGTGTATGATGGTGATTTTAAGGTGCTTGCGTGGCTTCCATTTCCATCAGATGTCCTTCCTGCTCCGCTACTGAAGGCGTGGTGCGTAACGGCAAAAGCACTGCCGGACATCAGCGCTATCTCTGCTCTCATTGCCGTAAAACATGGCAACTACAGTTCACTTACACCGCCTCTCAGCCCGGTAAGCACCAGAAAATCATTGATATGGCCATGAATGGCGTCGGATGTCGCGCCAGTGCACGCATTATGGGCGTTGGCCTCAACACGGTTTTACGTCACTTAAAAAACTCAGGCCGCAGTCGGTAACCTCGCGCATACAACCGGGCAGTGATGTGATTGTCTGCGCTGAAATGGACGAACAGTGGGGCTACGTCGGTGCTAAATCACGTCAGCGCTGGCTGTTTTACGCGTATGACAGGATACGGAGGACGGTTGTGGCGCACGTCTTCGGTGAACGCACTCTGGCCACACTGGAGCGTCTTCTGAGCCTGCTGTCGGCCTTTGAGGTCGTGGTATGGATGACGGATGGCTGGCCGCTGTATGAATCACGCCTGAAGGGAAAGCTGCACGTTATCAGCAAGCGTTATACTCAGCGCATTGAGCGACATAATCTGAATCTGAGACAACATCTGGCAAGGCTGGGACGGAAGTCACTGTCGTTCTCAAAATCGGTGGAGTTGCATGACAAGGTCATCGGGCATTATCTGAACATAAAACACTATCAGTAAGTTGGAGTCATTACCGTACTCTCCTTGGAGTATGAAGACGTTACTCACTTTAAGATTAGCATCCTCAAACCACTGTGAATTTGCTCCCATACGGAAAGAGGTGACTCAGACCTACAAAAATTTGTCAGGCCCGAAGGGTATCTTGCGCCAGCATAAAATACTGGATATAACCTAACTATTCATTTTAGCAATAGCCATTGCTTACGAGAGCTAGCTAATCTACGTAAATGCTAGGCATAACAGTGTCTTTAAAAGATATAGGTGGAATAAGTTCTGAAGTATGAGTGCTCTTCTTTTTCATCTATTCGTAATCAAAATGTGGATGTGATTGTTAATGACAAATAAAAAAAATTTGAGTAATCCTTTTTCTACAGGCGGAGGCGGTGTTCATTTTGAAGCACATGTCCAAGCGTCTTTTGTTGCTCTAATGCTAACAGGCGGTAATGCACCTTGTCTTCCTTGTTGGCCCATAGTGGAGATAAATCTCCAGGGCAAGATTGATGGTTTTGATACCGACGACTTGATCGTCGTTGTTAAAGATTTCAACAGCAATGAAAAACGGAAGCTATTAGGACAAATAAAGCATTCTATTTCATTTACGCAAGGTAATGCGATACTTGGGGAAGTTATACAGGCTGCTTGGAACGATTTCAACAATCCTGACTTGTTTACCAAGAACAAGGATGTTATTGCACTGATCACCGGTCCGCTCAGTTCGACCGATACACACAATGTGCTCTGGTTATTGAATCAGGCTAGACACACAAAAACAGTCGATGAATTTTTGAGGAACGTTCAAAAAGCCAAGTTCAGCCCGCCTAAAAGTACTGAGAAACTGGAGGCCATCCAGTTTCATCTGAAGATGGCAAACAGTGGGAACGATTTAACAAACGATGAGCTTTATGACTTTTTGAACCATTTCCATTTACTAGGGTACGATCTGGGTAATGAATCAGGCGTCGTCCTTTCTTTGCTGCACTCCCACATAGCGCAATTCCATCAACAGTATCCTCAGTGGGTTTGGTCGCGGATAGTTGATATCGTACAAACTTGGAATAAAGATGCTGGCACTATCATTTCAAGTAAGCTACCTGAAGATCTTTTAGATGTTTTCAAACAAAGGGTTATTGCTGAAATACCTGAGAAGTTGAGGTTAGTACAACCGGTAGTCAAAACCGACTGGACTCACCACCCAGATGCCTCTTATTTAGCCTTAGCAGTGTTGATTGGGCAATGGAATGATAAAAATGAGTGTGACCGAAATGTACTAACCCAATTGCTTGGTATCAGCTATGACGAATGGCTAAGGAAGGCTCGAGAGATTTTACATAGCCCAGACAGTCCTTTGTCCCTAAAAAACGGCATTTGGAAAGTAACAAATCGAATGGAGCTATGGAGTCTTCTTGGATCCCGCATTTTTGATCAGAATCTTGAATTGTTTAAGTCTTCCGCGATTTCCGTACTCAAAGAGCCAGACCCTGCTTTCGAATTACCTGCTGAAGAGCGTTACGCTGCTAGTATTCATGGTAAGGTGCTGAAGTTTTCATCCACGCTGCGACAAGGTATAGCAGAGGGTTTAGCCATAATCGGGAGTCGGCCAGAGGTTTGCGTTAACTGCTCTCAGGGGAATGCTGAAACTTCCGTTAACGTCGCAATACATACAATTTTGACTGATGCAAACTGGGTTTTATGGGGTAGCCTAAACGGTTTGCTACCAACTTTGGCTGAAGCAGCTCCTGCAAAATTTCTTGATGCAGTTGAGAAGGCAATGCGTCAGACTCCTTGTGTATTTGATGAGCTTTTTTCTCAAGAAGTAAATGGTATCACTGGTGGTAATTATCTGACAGGACTGCTATGGGCTCTAGAAGAATTAGCCTGGGATGAGCAATACCTAGTACGCGTCTGTGTTGTACTGGCCGAACTTGCCAGCCACGATCCTGGGGGCAAGTGGGCTAATCGACCATCTAACTCGCTTACTACTATATTATTACCGTGGTTTCCGCAAACGCTGGCATCTATAGAAAAACGAAAAGTTGCAGTCAACGTCATCTTGCAGGAATGGCCTGACATTGCCTGGAATTTACTCGTCCAGCTTCTACCCGGTCACCATCAAACCTCTTCTGGGTCACACAAGCCCTCTTGGCGCCGAATAATCCCAGATGATTGGGAAAGCAAAGTGACTAATCAGGATTACTGGTTGCAGACATCTTTTTATGCTGAGCTTGCCGTCAAAAACGCCGGAGAAGATATCGAACGCCTTACCTTGTTGATTGATAATTTTGATAGCCTTCCATCTCCTGCTTTCGAACATCTTCTTAAGCACCTCTCTTCGGAAACAATTAATTGTCTTAATGAAGAGCAGCGAGTTGTAATTTGGGATCATCTTCATCGATTCGCAAATAAACATCGGCGATTCTCTAATGCTAATTGGGCTTTACCTGATGATCTGCTGACCAAAATCGAAAATGTTGCCGAGCAACTGGCACCTACCAATCCATTCAACTTATATCAGCACCTTTTTTCAAATCGAGATTTTGATCTTTACTTAGAAAATGGCGATTGGGAAGAACGGAGAAATAAACTCGAATCAAGGCGCGAATCCGCAATATCAGAAATTCTTAGGCAAGATGGCGCAGAAGGCGTTATTCGATTTGCAGATCACGTTTCTGCGCCCCATCAAATAGGAAGTGTACTCGGCACTATCAACGATGATGTGTTCGAAAAACTTCTTTTGCCCCGTTTCCTCAATACAAAAGAAAATAAGTATAAGGCATTGGTAAGCGCTTTTATTTGGAAGCGTTTCTATCTCAAAGGCTGGGAGTGGTTCGACAATCTGGATAAAGCTGACTGGACTCCTGAACAGTTAGGCCAATTCTTTGCTTATCTGCCTTTTAACAAGGAGACCTGGACCCGAATCTCTCATTATCCTCAAGCTTCCGAGAACGAATATTGGGCTCGCACCGATGCAAATCCTGACCTGGGTGAAGGTGATCTTACTAGTGCCATCGATAAGCTGATTGATCATGGCAGACCACTTGCGGCAATCAATTGCCTGTGCAGGATGCATCAGACAAAGCAGCCAATCGATACTGAACAGTGTATCCGCGCTTTGCTTGCTGCCACTTCAACTAACGAATCTAGCTCCAACATGGATGGTTACAACATAACTACCCTTATCCAATTTCTTCAGACTGATCCCAAAGTGAATCCGGATAATCTTTTTCAGATCGAGTGGGCTTACCTTCCATTGCTCGATGGTCACCAAGATGCTGTGCCTAAGTTCCTTGAGAATAAAATGGCTAATGATCCAGAATTTTTCTGCGAAGTAATCCAACTCATTTATCGTTCTGACAAAGAAGACAATATGACAAGTGAACCAACAGATGAATTGAAAGCAATCGCAAAAAATGCCTGGACTCTTTTGTACAACTGGAAGACACCGCCAGGAAGCCAATCAAATGGGACGTTCAACGGAGAACGCTTTACTGAATGGCTTCAGAAAGTTAAGGAGGGTTCTACGGCATCAGGTCACCTGGACGTTGCACTCAGCAAAGTTGGTGAAGTCTTGATTTATACTCCCTCCGATCCGAATGGCTTGTGGATAAACCGAGAGGTCGCAGCTGCTCTCAACGATCGAGATGCTGAGAGTATGCGCAGGGGCTACATGACAGGAGCCTACAACTCACGAGGTGTTTATTGTGTTGATCCAACAGGAAAACCTGAGAGAGAGCTAGCTGACCAGTTCCGGGCAAAAGCAGAAGAAGTGGAAAACGCTGGTTTTCAGCGATTCGCCGTTACCTTAAGAGATTTAGCGGTTGGCTATGACCACGAAGCTGCACAGGTTATCAGCAATCTAAATATTGGAGAGGATGATTAATCTAAACACCTAAATGTGGAGAAACTGGCTGTCAATCGATGTTCCTGTCACAGACAGCCAAGTTTTAGTTATTCGCTGATCTGCACTTAGTTGATGAATATAAACTCATCTTAGCAACGTACCTCTCCCTCTTGATTAAAGGTAGCGTACATCGCCCCGTTGAACTCACAGTACTAACAGTCCTCGTGACAGTGGTTATCTGTGATGTAGAGTCTGTGGAGGCGGTTCAAATCCTCTCAGGCAAAAATATGTAAAATCGGTAGCAGCTGGAAATCATTCAATACTCGCACTATCGAAAGTTAGACAGCCAGCCGTGGCTCGTGCTTGCATACGACGTGCTGCGGTTTCATTTATCTCCGACCGGAAACTTCTTATACAGAGTCGATACGCCAACATCATAGATGATCGCCACCTTCTGGCGAGAAACTCCTGATGCAATTTGTCGTCCGGCCTGTGCCTATTGCTCCGGCGTGAGAGTAATACAGTAAACTGTAGAAAAAGCCCATTAAACCTAATATAATAATAAGTTACAGAATTATCTTTACTGAATAATAGATATATGAATATTAGTGAACTTAAAAAGTGTATACACTATGAAGTAATAGGTTGTAAACGCCCTTTCTCCTGGCGAAAAGCAATTGTTCGCGCAATAAAACACAGAAGATCACGTTATTTATTTTGGTGGCGCGTAGCAAAATATCTTTTTGATAAAGGCGGATACCGGCGAAAGATTGCAGGAAAAATAGAACGCTTCATTCTTGATAAATACAATGTAACCGTTCCCTTAACTGTAAATATTGGTAAAGGGTTCGACATATCTTATCTCAATGGCGTTGTTATCGGTCACAAAGTTACAATAGGTGAAAATTGTTCAATTAAGCCTGGGGTAACTATTGGACTTCGCGGTGAATTTAATGATATGGATATTGTCATAGGAAATAATGTAACCATTGGCTGTAACGCCACCATCCTTGGTGGCAAAGTGCATATAGGGAATAATGTAAAAATAGGAGCTCATGCATTGGTACTGCATGACATTCCTGATGACTCCACATTCATTACCAAATTTCACTCTGAAATTATTTATAATTCATCTCACACATAATTCCGTTTAATCACAGCTCAGGCCATACGATATCCGGGGCTGTATTTATATCAATCCGACTCACTAATACCCGGTATTTTTTCCAGGAAGATAGCATCGAGACCTCCTCATCAGTTGCCATTTCAAAATTAACAGCATCCTGCAGAATTGTTATGTTATCAGTCGCTTCCTGGATTAATCTTGTCTTTTTCTCTTCCGCCTCCCGGATCCGGAAGAGTTTTTCTGCTTCCGTATCCTTCACCCAGGCTGTGCCGTTCCACTTCTGAAACTCCCCTCCCGGCGACAACCAGGTGACATTTTCCGGTAATGGGCCAAGTTCAGAAATAAATAACGCGTCGCCGGAAGCCACGTCATAGACGGTTTTACCCCGATGGTCTTCAACGAGATGCCACGATGCCTCATCACTGTTGAAAACAGCCACAAAGCCAGCAGGAATATCTGGCGGTGCAATATCGGTACTGTTTGCTGGCAGACCTGTATGAGGTGGAATATATGCGTCACCGTCACCAATAAATTCATTAGTTCCGGCCAGCAGATTATAAATTTTGATGGTTCGTGATTGTTCACTCATTCTGAATGCCATTATGCAAGCCTCACAATATAGTTAAATGCGATGTTTTTGACGGTGTTTTCCGCGTTACCAGCAGCGTTAACGGTGATGGTGTGTCCATGTGAGCCAATCGCAACGGAGTGCGTATGAGCACCAATACCCACAGTATGTGTATGCGCCCCAGCACTTGCTGCAGTACCTGATACTGAGTGGGTATGCGCGCCAGCAGAATTCGTTGCACCTAAGTGAGTTTGAGCAGAGTTCGACGAAGCTACTCTACCGGAGCTAACGTTAGCATTATCCCCCTGAGATATCGGATGCGTATGTGCACCTGCTGAAGCTGCTGTTCCGCTAACGCTATGGGTATGCGCACCAGTGTTATTCGTAGATTTAGTTCCATAATCAAACGATGATGTGTTTTTTGTCCCTAAATCTGTATTTGAAGCACTGGCGCTGTGGGTGTGCGATTTAATGCCGTCCTGTTCCTGAGACAATACGGCACGACCACTGGCGGGCTTGCCCTT